ATCAGGCACAACACCTGTGCCTGAGCGGAAAAGGTACTGTCAGAAAGTTGACGACAAGAGCCGGGAGTTTCGGGCGCGGTGTCTCTGAGTGTTTGGGGTTGTATGGGTGTCAGCACCAAAAGCTGGGAATGTGAGACATAAAGTCTCAATAAGCGCTGTATTCTCGGTATTTGTTGAAATATGCCAGCCGATTTAAAGCTTGTAACACCTGACAAGGGGTGGTCGAAGTCTGCGCTCGCTGCCGAATTCGGCATGGCGCGTCAGACCATCGAAAAATTAGTGCGCCCGGTGCCGGCCATTGGCAAAAACAAGGGCAACCCGGTATGGCGGCTTCTTGATGTTGTTATCCCAATAGCTGATCAGCTTCGTGGCCAGGTAGCTTCGTCATCGCACGACCCTGAAAGCATGAGCCCGAAGGATCGGAATGATTGGTTTCACTCGGAGACTCGCAGGCTGGCGTTTGAAAAAGAAGAGAGGCAGCTGTTAACGGTCGAGGAGTTCAATGACGGGTTGTCTCGTAGTTTCCGCCTGATGAAGAATTTCATTGAGCGGGTGCCAGACGTTCTGGAGCTAAGGGCTGGCCTCACGCCGGAGCAGACAGAATTGCTAATTGATCTTTGCGATCAGCTAGGTAACGAGCTTCACATTGAAATGATAAGCGATGACAGACCTTCCGACGATCACGCCGAAAGTTAGGGCTCTTATTCGTCAAAAGGCGGAGTTACTAAAGCCTACAGAACGGGTAACGGTGCCCGAGGCTGCGGAGCGTCATGTAAAGCTCGATACCGGTCCGTACACGCTTGATGTTACGCACTATATGCGTGAGCCTGGGGAATGCCTGACAAGCCGGCTTTTCAGAGCAGTGATTTTCGCTGGCCCGGCCCGAACTGGCAAAACGCAAATGCTATGTGATGGCTGGGCGGCCTACAACATCATGCACGGTCGGGCAGATCAAATGCTCGTTTTCCCGGTAGCAGACTTAGCGCGGAAGTTTTCTACGCGACGAATGGATCGGATGCATCGTTATTCGCCGGATCTTCGCGCGCAGCTCGGGGAAGATCGTGGCGATGACAACATCGGCGAAAAGAAATACAAGGCCGGCAACGTAATTTCGTTCACTAGTCCCACGAAAAACACGCTTGCAATGCAGGATCTATCAATGGTCGGTCTGTCAGATTACGACAGATACGACGATGACATTGGCGGTGACGGTCCGGCATTTAATATGGGGTACAAGCGGACAGAGACCTCCATGTCTAAGGGTATGACGATGGCCGAGTCGTCACCATCCAAGCCAATCACTGACGCGCATTGGCGTTTATCCAAAGAGCGGCCACATGAAGCCCCTCCATCATTGGGGATCATGGGTCTTTACAATGAAGGAGACCGTCGGCGTTTATATGGTCAATGCCAAAGATGCGGCGAATACTGGATGCAGCCCCCGGCATTTGAAAATGTATATTTGCCAACCTCCGATGAATGCCCAGACCCGAGGGAGCGGGTAGCAAACTTCGGTCTGATCTGCCCGACGTGCGAGTGTCTGAACACTCTGAAAGATGAGCAGGCAGTTAAGCGGTCCGCCGTGTGGCTCAAGGAGGGGCAGACGATTAATAAGTACGGGGAAAAAGAAGGCGACGGGATTTCATCAAAGTACGCCAGCTTTTGGATGCCTGGCTGGCACGCTGCGTTTCTTGGTTGGACTGGGCTGGTAGAGAACTATATAAAAGCGCTCGAAAGGCTCAAGTTTTCAAGCGATGAGGGTGGACTTAAAGTAGTAACCAACATCGATTGCGGTGCACCGTATTTGGAAAAAAGCCGGGTCAGCATCCGGACAGCGAAGTCGCTGCAGGATAGATCAGAAACAGATCTTGAAAAAAGAGTTGTTCCAAATGGCGTCAGGTACCTGATAACAACAATTGATTGTCAAAAACACGCTTTCGTAGTTCAGACGCAGGGGTTTGGTGTTGACTTTGAGAGCTGGATGATAGATCGCTACTCCATCACAACATCAACGCGCTTTGATGACAACGGCGACGTCCTTTTGGTCGAGCCTGCTGTGTATAAAGAAGACTGGAACCTTTTGGAGGCCCGGGTAATAGACCGGACCTATCGAACGGAAGACGGCAGAGAAATGACTGTCAAGCAGGTGGGATTGGATATGCATGGTGTGCCGGGTACCACGCCAAACGCTTATGCATTCTGGCGGAAAATGAAGAAAAAGGGCAAGGGTGGAAAATTCCGCCTGCTCCGGGGTGACTCAACAAAGCAAAAGCAGCTTGTTCGCCAGACGTATCCGGAGCAGCCGTCAGCGGCAAACAGTGACAAAAAGGTCGCTGGTGATGTGCCTGTATTGCAGCTAAGCACAGACCTATTAAAAGACATTATCGCGGTCTGCCTTGATCGTGATACCCCGGGAGCTGGATACATTCATTTTCCCTCGTGGCTGCCAGATTCGTTCTACGACGAGGCGGTTGCAGAGACGCGCACTGACAAAGGATGGATAAAAGATCACGAGGGAGTAAGGAACGAAACCCTTGACCTTCTTGTGTATGCGCGAGCGCTGACAATAGACACATCGAAGCCATACGGACTAGCCGTGGATAAAGTGAACTGGGACTCGCCGCCATCGTGGGCTGCGCTCTGGGACAAGAACAGCTCAATCGTCATTACTGAAGAAGAAGCATTGCCGCGAAAGAAGTTCAGGCAACCGAACCGACAAATCAACGACCCATATCTGTGATGGCTATCAAGACAGAAGAATTAGAAACACAGCTTGAGAAAGTAGAGCGTGCGCTGATGAACTTCGGGGCAGAGCAATCGGTTAGGCGCGTGTCTCACAACGGGGCTTCCACGTCTCGTGAAGTAGAATATTTCGCGGGTCTGTCTCGAGCTGAATTAGTACGGCAGAAAAATTACCTGCTCAAGCAACTCGGCAGGCCTTCATGCTCCAACCGGCCATTGTATCCTAGATGAATTTTGGTTCTATCAGTAGTGCTATAAAAGGGGCGGTGTCGGCCACGTTCGGCCATTCGGATACTTCGCATTACGGCGCATCGCGTAGTGCCCGTGAGTTGTCTACATGGAATCCTCGATCCGGGTCTGCTGACACTGATCTGTTGCCGGAAGTGGAAATGTTGCGCAATCGCGCACGTGATGTCGATAGGAATAGTGGGCTGGCGGCTGGTGCTCGAATTACCAGTAACGACAACGTCATTGGCACCGGCTTAAACCTCGCTCCAAAACCGAATTACGGGGTGCTGGGAGAAACGTCGGAATGGGCCTCGGATTGGGCAAATAAGGTAAAACCTTTCTGGCGCGACTTCAGCGAGTCGAAGAACTTCGATCATCAAGGCCGCATGAATTTTGCGCAAATGTCGAAGCTTGTCTATGACACCGCATACACCACAGGCTCAGCCGTGGTGATACCGTACTGGGAGAAAAGATACGGCACAAAGTATCGAACGTGTTTCAAAATCGTTGAATCGGATCGTCTTTGCAATCCAAACGATTTGGCAGATACGGCAAGAATACGTGGCGGCGTTGAATACGATCAAAAAGGGCGGGTGGTTGCTTATCACATCCGGTCGCATCACCCGGGCGATGATATCCAAGAAACCGTTATGGCAACCTGGGAGCGGATACCGGCCAGAACGCGCTGGGGCCGCTCACGATTAATCCACGTTTATCGTCAGGATCGCCCGGGACAGTCACGCGGTAAGGCAAAAGCGTCGGCGGTTCTGGCTGCGCTTGGCATGCGATCAAAGTATCAGCTGACAGAGCTGCAGGCGGCGATTGTCAATTCAAAAATTGCCGGAATATTGGAATCGGACATGACGTGTGAGGAAGCGTCCGAAGTCTTTGGAATGGATAGGGACGAACTCAAGGCAATGCAGTTTGAGTGGGGCGGCCAGTTATCAGCTGGAGCGATCCTAAACACCCCAATCGGGACAAAGTTTCAGAGCCACATCCCGAATAGACCAGCGTCCGGCTACGCAAATTACATGGAAGCTATCGCGCGTGAAATAGGCGCGGGAATAGGTCTCCCCTATGAGCTTTTGGCGAGGGACTTCTCGAAGACAAATTATTCGAGTGCTCGCGCGGCGCTGATAGAGGCATGGCGGCACTTCCGAGTGGAGCGTGCCGAAATAGCATTCCAGTGGGCAGACGAGGTGTACTGCCTATTTATGGAAGAAGCAGTGTCACTCGGGCTGATAAAGGCCAAAGAATTTTACGGAAATATCGGGGCTTATTGTCGCGCGATGTGGCTGGGCGTCGGCTTTCAGCCTGTTGATGAATTAAAGCATGCGCGCTCAATATCAGAGAACCTTGCAAACGGTTCGCTTACCAAAGAGCGGATGTACGCAGAATCGGGATTGGATTGGCAGGAAGAGGAAGAGCAGCGCTACCGCGAAGCGAAGTATGAAAATGAAATGGCTTCAAAATACACCGGTGGCAAGTTGTTGAAAGGAGTTCTGGCTGATGACGCAGAGCCAGAAGAAACAGAGGAAGCGCCAGCTGTACAAGCTGCATAACGGGACAAAATGACGAAAAAAAATCGTTCGAAAAATTCGGTTAGTCGGGTAATCGCTGCACTTGACGCCCATCAGTGGCTTATTACTGATGAAGCGCTGGCCAATATCTACGAGATCGCCACTCGTGCCAATGATTTAGAAGCTTTCAAGGCTGCGCACACGCCGTTCGATATTGAAACCTTGCTCACTGGGCACGAAGGCAGATTGAAAGGATCACGTGGTGCTCTGGTGTCCGGTGACAGGGCAATCATTCCGATAATCGGCCCTATATTCCCGCGAGCTAATTTAATGACCGAATATTCAGGTGCAACGAGCATTTCAAACGTTGCGAGTGATACTGAAATCGCAGTCCGTTCGGGATTAAAGCCTTTGTTGTATATTTCGACGCCTGGAGGTGTTGTCGAAGGTATCAGTGAATACGCGCAGATGGTCGCAAGGCTCAATATTGACGCCATGGTATCCGGTCAATGCACGAGTGCCGGGTATTGGATTGCCTCGCAATGTAATTCCATAACCGTTGCTGACACTGCTGTTATCGGGAACATTGGCGCGAAAGGTCCGAATCCGAAAGTGGGTGACGATGATTCGCTTGTCTCGCAGCACGCACCAAACAAGAAAGCCACGCCAGCGATGATAAAGGGCGTGCTCAATCAAATTGAAACAGTGTTTATTCAGGCGGTCGCTGATGGCCGTGACGTGACTCCTGATCATGTAATAGCTCACTATGGTCAAGGTGGGGTATTCGTTGGACAGCAGGCGGTAGATGCTGGTTTGGCTGACAGAATAGGCACACTTGAAAGTTATTTAAACGATTCACAACCGGCGAGAGCCATAACCACAGGAACCATATCTATGGACCCGAAGAAAATTGGCGACATGACACTCGCCGACCACGAAGCCGCGATCAAGGCGCTAAATCTGAAAGCGGAACAGGAAAAAACCAGCGCTATTGTAAAAGCGGCTGCCGATGAACGCGCGCGTATCAGCGCGATTATGGAGGCTGGGGAAGACAAGCCTATTTCAGCCAAAAACATTGCTTTCGACACTGATATGACAGTCGAGCAGGCGACCGCGTTTCTCGAAAAACAACCGACAGAAAAAACTACAAGTGGCAATGACCCTTTGGCATCGGCGATGGGCGATGTTACCAACCCTGCCGTTGGTGATGAAGGCGATCCCGATGCGGTGAATGAAGTAGCAGCAATCGACAGCGGCTGGGATCAGGGGTTTAAAGCAGTAGGAGCAGCATAATGACAGTTTTAACAGAAGGTAATTACGCAGGCGCGCACATTGTCTCGGAAGCAGAGCGTGAGCGATCACGCGATACCGGGTTGATCGCGCAAGGTGCAGACCTATCGCCGGGCACTATTCTTGGCATGATCGAATCAAGCGGCAAGTATGCAATGCTTGATCCAAGCGCGTCGGATGGCTCGGAGGTAGCGGTAGCTGTTCTATTTGCGGGCGTGAAGGCAAGTGCCGCTGATGCTATGGGCGTTGTACACGTCCGGTCGTGTCAAATCAATTCTGGCGAAATTACATGGCCCGACGGGATCACTGTCGCGCAAATTGCCACTGCCACCACTCAACTAAAAGACGCGGGTATTATCTTGCGCGATGGAGCACAGTAAATGAACATCGACATCTTTAATAACGATGCCTTTAGCCTGCGGTCAATGACGGCCGCTATCGAGCGCCACCCCTTCAAGCCGGAATATCTCGGTACTTTGGGTATCTTTCAGAAAGAGCCTATCCGAACAACAGGCATTAGCATTGAGGAGCGTGGTGGCGTACTGAACCTGATTAAGCCTGATCAGCGCGGTGCTCCGATTGCCCAGCGTGTGCATGAGAAACGCAATGCGCAGGAGTTCGAGACGATTCGTATCGCTAAGGGTGACCGCCTGACCGCAAGTGAGCTGCAAAATGTGCGTGCTTACGGTACAGAATCCGAGCTCATGGTTGCACAGTCAGAGGTGGCTCGCCGAATGTCAGGTCCGACCGGTCTTCGTGCTGAAGTTGAATTAACACAAGAGCACATGCGTCTTGGCGCTATTCAGGGAATTGTCGTTGATAAAGACGGTGATGTAATCGATAACTTCTTTGATCGGTTCGGCATTGTGGCGGATGAAGAAATCGCATTTGATTTAACCGCGGCGTCTCCTACCAGTGGTGGTCTTCGTAAGCAATGCACCAAGCTGATACGAAAGATGGTGCGCGATGGTCAGGGTGCATTTACCACATCGAGCAGCGTTTCGGCCCTTTGCGGCGATGAGTTCTTTGATAACTTCATCGCGCATCCTGAAGTTCGGGAGACCTATCTGAATCAATCTGCAGCAAGCGAGCTGCGCAATGATGGTCGCGCCTTTGGGTCGTTTACGTTTGGCGGCATCACATGGCACAACTACCGTGGCACTGACGATGAAACCACCGTCGGAATCGCTGCTGATAAAGTGAAGTTTTTCCCGGTCAATACGCGTGGCGTTTTCCGCCACGTGATGGCACCCGGTGAATCATTTTCAGAGCTCAATTCACTGGGTAAAAAAGAGTATGCGCGCACTGTTCCAGATCCAACTACTCGAAAGGAGTATGTTGATCTTGAGGTGCTGGCTTACCCGTTATTCATGTGCACACACCCGGCGATGCTGAAGTCTGGCCGCGCAGGCGACTAACGGAAGTCCTTAGCTGAAATTCACGGGGTCAATTAGGCCCCTTTTTTATGGAAAATGATAATGCAAATACGATTATTTCGTGACGTACGATTATCCAACACACGAGCGCTCAAATCGGGCACTTACAGCGTCGTGGATGGCAATCCAAAAGTCGGCGAAGTCACCAAGGCTGAAAGTGAGGTATTGACCCAAAAGCGGACGCCCATGTGGGCACAGCGCATCGAAAAAGAGGCGGCCGAAAAAGAGGCGGCTGAAAAAGAGGCGGCTGAAAGTCGATGATCATCTCGGCGATGACGGGGTGCTTACTCACGAAGGTAATACGTTTGAATTACGAGGTCCCTTTGACGTTGAGACAATCACGCAGAATGATGGGGAGGCAGGTACTGTGCTTCAAATAGCAACTTATTCAGTGCAGGCGAGCAAGATACCGGAAGATCCTCGTGGAGGGACATTGGTGGTCAGGGGTGTTAGCTATGCAGTCACTGACTTCGACCCCGACGAAGCAGGGCGAACCGTTTTAATTTTGGATAAATACAATGCATCCGCGTAAACAGATCCGGGAGTATCTACATGGCCTGATTAATGGCATGAATACTCCCAGAAGGATAGACAAGGGTACTCTGACCAGATATCACGACACAGATCTCCCAGCGGTCAATGTCACCACCTATACAGAGACCGTTCCAGAAGATACATGGCTGCATGGGGGCGATTACATCTACGAGAAAGAACAGCAGGTGCAGATCGTAATATATGCGCCAGCGACAGATGATTTCGAAAGTAACATTGATGATATTGAGGCAGAAATGTGGCCCTTGATTATGGCGTTCGACATGCCTGGTGTTGATTTACGGTTTGAAGGGTCATCCATGTCCACAGTGGAAAAGGCGGTAACTCCGCAAGGGGCAAGGATTCTAACCTTCACAGCAAGATACGAAATCAAACGAGAAGATCCAAACACAATTTACGATTAATTAGCTACAAAAATAGCTTTCAAATGGCCGCCAAATGCGGCTTTTTTTATGCCCGGAGATAATGTAAATGGCAAATCGAATTAAAGGTAAAAAAGGCCGGTTCAAGGTAATCGACTCAGCAAACGCGGAGCAGATCGTTGTTGATACCGACGACTTCAGCTTTAACGAGTCCAACGAAGTCGACACGTTCGCTGTTCACGGAGAAGACGGGGAGCAGGCGGAGGATAGCGTCGATTCTTACGAGATCAGCCTGAACGGGATTTATTCAACCGACGATGCAGGTCAGGTTGAGCTGGCTGTGGGTAAAACTATTGGATGGGCGTTTTATCTTGATAAAGATGAGACAGGGCCCACCGGTTCCAGTTGGAGTGGTAATGCAAAGATCAGTTCTATTGAGCGTTCCGCGCCTGCTGATGACAAAGTTACCTTTTCATTATCAGCGACCGGCAACGGCTCTGCTACTAAAACGAACGCCTGGTAATCGCCATGAGTCCTGAAGAATTTATGAGTACAGCGGTTGAAAAATACCGCGAAGACATCCAATCGGGAGGAAAATTAATCGAATTCCCGGAGATTGGCCAGAAATTCCACATATTCCCAGTGCAGTCCATTGATATGGCGTTCTACACGAACGCGCAAGTAACAAATGACTACGACTACCTTTGGCGAATGATTGCAGCGCGGGCAAAGACAGAAAAAGGACTGCCGTTGTTCGATACGCTTGCCGAAAAGGAAGAAGTGGTGGAGCTGATGCGCAGAAAGATGCCGCGAAGCGTAACCATAGATGTTGTTAATCGGGTAATGGATGAAATTCAAGGTGCATTTCCGGTTACGAGTATCGAAGACGCAACAAAAAACTAAATGCGGACCCTACCCTGATGTTCTTGCACGATCTAGCACAGGAACTCAGGGTCAGGGTCCCGACGCTTATAGACATCACAGAAACAGAGGCTAATTATTTGGCCGCTCATCGGAAATTACGCGCTCCAAAATGATTAATCGTGATGTTAGAATCGATTACGTTGGCCGTGATCGCACGAGTGCGGCAACGCGTAATGCAACGCGCAACCTTGACCAAATACAAGGCAGGTTAACGCGTCTTTCGCGCACGGCGGCCAACACGCAGCGAGTGCTTGCAGCTGCTACGCTGGGATTTGCCGGTAATAACGCTGTGCGAACACTCGGTGATCTGCAAGATGGTTTGACCCGAGTACGAAATCTCTCTAACAACTACGCACGTGATCAGGAGTTTCTATCACGCTCAACAAAAAAGTTAAATCTTGACCTTCAGGGTGCGGTAGAAAACTACTCCCAACTACTGGTGTTACAAAACACAGGATTAATTGGCAGTAATCAGGCACGGGATCTATTTACAGGCATGCAGGAAGCAGCTGCAAGGTTTGGCACAAGTGCTGGCGATATTGATTTGGCCATACGTGGTATCCGCCAAGCATTGACACAAGGTACCTTGAGAGCCCAAGAATTTGATCAAGTGTTCGACGCCATAGGAGCCGCTCAGCCAGCAGTTGCAAGGCAGCTCGGTATTACCACAAAACAGTTCCAGCAGTTGAGAGCATCCAATAGTTTAGCTGCTGATACCTTTGTTAATGCATTAATTCCAGCGTTACTTGAATATGAAGGGTCAGCGGCAAAGGCGTCTAAAAACATCAATGCATCGCTTCGCAGGATGTCTACGTCTTACAAGGAAGCGTTACTAGATCTTGAGCAGCCGATCAGTAGTGGGATAAATGAATTTACTGATGGTGGAATCGCGGCCATCGAAGCGCTTATCGAACACTCGGACAAAATAAAAGTTGTTGGGGCGACCATAGCAGCCGTCTATGGTGCGCGAGCGCTCAGTTCTGTAAGGCTGTTTAATGGCGAGAGCTACAGAGCCATATCAATAGCGCAACAACACTCGCAGGCGTTAGTCGTTAACAACAAACTAATCTCTGAGAAAGCAGCACAGACACTGGCAGTAGCAAAAGCAGAGCAGGCATCACTGGTTGCTCAGAACAAATCGCTAAATGCCTTGAAAGCACAAGCGGCCACGCGACAAGCCAGTGCAGCTATAGAAGCGAGACTGACTAAAAACCGCGTTGCACTTGCCACTGCTTCTAATGCCCTTGTTGCCGCAAACACAAAAGCATCAGCGGCGACAACAGCGCTAACCGCTGCGCAGAGAGCGAACACTGCTAGCGCCATCGCGATGGCCGGTGCATCACGCACGCTAAGTGGAGCACTCACATTGGTTGGTGGTCCGACCGGTGCTGCTATTCTGGCAATTGGTTCATTGGCGCTGGCGTTCCGTTCTGCTAACGAAGATATTCGTAATCTCAAGCGAGGTGTGAACGATCTCAACACCGAGTACAGGAAATTCGGCGAGGCTGCCATTTCAGACATACTCGAAAAAGAAAAAGCACTGCGCAATGAAATCCTTGATATTGAAGCGAAGCAGGAGAAGCTTCTCAAGCGCAAGGATGGGAGCCTGCGTGCGGAGGGTGATCTACAGGGAAGGTTGGCAGCTCAGTATTCGATACTGAACGATCAGATAGAGCGCAGAAACGATTTATTAAGAGAGTCAGCGTCGGCGCGTGGAATTCTGACACAGGCCAATGAATTTGTAAGTGCAAATAAGCAGGTCAAGGCAAGCATACTTGAGCTAAATACTGCCGCACGTAGCAGTCAAGACATTACCCCGTTCGTCACAAAATACCTGAAGGGTAGTGTGAAGCTTGCAGTGCTCCGCGCCGATCTTGAGAAGATAAATGACATTGCAGATGACAGTGGTAAGAAGGCTGAAATCATTGAGCAAATAAAGAAGCAAATAGCGGCAATAGAGGGTGCGGGAAAGGGGCAAGAAGAATACACACGGAAGGTAGAACGTTCAAAGACTGCACTAAAGCAGCTTACGGATTCTTTGCAGTCCGAGAAAGAGAGAATTACACAAACGTTTAACAACGCTGAGGCGACAATAAGGTTAAACGTTGAGCTCAACAATCTCGAAGGTGATCAGGCGATTACTGTTTTGGCCAAAGCCCGAGAGCGAATGGAGCAGCAGTTAGCGGACATACAGATCCGAGAGGTTGAAACACAGCGGCAGGCGCAAGAGGAGAAGGCGCGTCTTCAAGCGGATGAACTGGCAAGGTTGCAGGATCACACGCAGAGAATGATTGCAGCGCGTAGTGTAATCAACCCGGCCGGTGGCGAGCTTGAGCGATTCAAATTTGAAATAGATGCGCTCAGTGCGGAGCGCGACAAGGGGTTGGTCAGTCAGCAGGACTATTACCATCTGGCGCAGGCGGCCTATCGTAGCCACGTCGACGCTATGTCTCAGATTGCGGAAAGTCAGGTCAGTAATGAGCGCACAAAATTTACGGAGCTGACAAAAGTACAGCAGGCACAGCTAGTCGGGCAGCAGGCAAATGCATTTTTACAGGCAGCGCAAAAAACAGTAGGTCAGTACATAGAGCTCAACGAGTCAATGACTGACAGTGAGCGCAAAGCGGCGTCTCGCCAGAACGCAATCAACGCAAAAAAATTCCGGGACAATCAGCGCTATCAATTGGGGCAGGTGGCGGTTAATACCGGCGCTGCAGTTATGCGCGCATACGCCAATTACGATTTTTTCACCGCTTCAGGTATAGCCGCTGCCCTTGCTGCCACAGGGGCGTTGCAGGCACGCAACATCCGTAGCGGTTCATTCGGTGGTTCTTCGGTTAGCACAGGTGGTGCGTCATCTAGTGGGTCGGACACAAATCAGACGACAATTGACACCGCTCAGTCCGCGGCTCCGACTGCAAATGTGGTCGTGCTGGGCATGAATCCATTTTTAAACAAAGCGCAACAACGTGAACAGATTTTGAGTCACATTGACGAGGCAGTGGAGGGTGGACAATTGGCGATTGATAAAGACTCGGTCGGTCAAGTGCGGGAACTTGTAGTGAATCTATGATAATCAACTATCTCTCGACCGTTGTAGTTAACAATCTTGATCCCAACCGGGTTGGCTTGATGCAGACCATTGATGTTCTTGGAGGGGGTGACAAATTAACAGAGGTTGGCCCCCCATCGTGGAATGATCAGCACACTGTTTTGGTAAGCGCTGACAACCGGAATGCCGAGGTTACGGTTACCGGCGCTGGATATCGCACACTTGATATCGTAATCGCGAGGCTTGAGAACGCTCGGTATCCGATTTGGCGCGAGTTCTATGAAAGCACCCGAAATGCTGCGATATTTTCAATGGACATGTCTGCGATTCGAGGAATGAATAAAACGCATGACTGCTTCCGCACTGATAACAACAACGGGCTCAAGCATTATTCGGCAAATAAAGGATTCAGTCTGAATTTTAGCGTCCGCCTACTGGACACATAGATAAAATGCCGCATCCACTCACTGCATATCAAGTCGTCGGAGGCCAGATGGCTCCTGACAGTCTGTTTGCAGCAGACACCCTGTATTCCGATTTTTCGGATGGCTTGGCATCAATAGGTACAAGCGCTGCAAGAGGGTCGACGGACGGTCAGTGGAAATCCGGATTTTACGCGCACAATTACTCGACCTATGGGATGGACTGGGCGCAAAATGGCGTGATCAATAACGAGCGACAGATTTATCACAGCCCCGACAGGCCGCATCCGGACGGTTGGACGCCGTACTCAATAAACAACGGTAATCTGGTGGTCAAGTCCAGTACCATTGACCCCGGTAATTCAGCAGAGGTGGCGTGGGCGACCAATAAAACCTATCACCTAACGCCGACAGGGCAGCTTGCAACCGCTGCATTCTTTACGGCAGCAAACGGATATCCTCAAGGTGTGCCTACCAACTGGGGGCAAGCATCAGAGGAGGGTAGCGGCGGCCCCATATTGTTTTACGAATACCCGATGATCTATAAATCAGGAATGCTGTCGACCTATGGCAACCGCCACAGTATCGGTATGGGCCGTCGAGAGGTGCGGTGTACGATCCCGGCAGGTGGTCGGGTTGACAACCTCAATGACATCAATTTGATAAAAGCGGTATTCGCTGCCAGCGGTTGGGATTTACAAGACTTCCCGTTGGGCAGAGGGGTTAATGGTGAGGTTACGGATGACCCGGATAATATTACCTATGTGCCTCATTCTGATGGACCGCAAAAAACAGAGATCGACTACAGCGAGCGCTTTGGCGCATCACTGACGGATCTTCACTTTACGATTCATTACTACAACGGGGCGGCGCAGATACAACAAATCCCGCACACCTACAACAGCGGAATTGACCTATCCACACAGCTATTTACGGTCACATGTGACGTGGGACCAGAGAAAACATCGTTTGCATTTAACGGTGTAGTGCAGCAGGTTGTCGACACTCCCGATGAGGTAAAGAATCCTCTGCCTTTGTATGAGACCGTCGCCGGTCAGCCCTATAACGTGGTGCGAGAGAACGGCAAAGGAAAGATAATCGGCACACAAACCAATGATGACGGTTCAGATCGTTACATGGCCTTCGCTCAGATCATGAACATCGCCCGTGATGGTAAATACCCGCGGGATCTGGCCGCATCTATCGTAAACGGTGGTGGCAGCCTTCCCCCGTACAACGACACCGTATCGATGGAGATCGAATACTATCGGGCCGCGCCGCTGCTGGATGCCCCGCAGGCTGGGCAGGCTGGCACTAGCGCTGTTATCCCGTCTATTAATGGTGATGTGGTGATGTCGCCGCTTGCTGTGATTCGTAATGGCACTGCCCTTTCTATTAAATGCACATTCGTCTCCAGCGGGCCCAGCGCCCCCGTTTCCTATCAGTGGTCACACAACATCACCAGTGTGGCCGCATCATTCACGGACTCAACATCCCAGCAGACTGATCTTGTCCTGTCTGGCGTTCCCACTGCTGCCGAGACAGCAACAATCACCTGTGCTGCAACTTGATGCCTGACTTTAGTGCCGCGTTAACAATCATTCCGGATGAGTATGTGCCCGAGCAGCCCCACACGCCCGAGAGCTGGATTGCATCAAGCATTAAGCTGGCTGATGGTCAGGTAGAGTGGTTCGTCTCACACGAAGCTGCCATTGCTTACATGCCAGCAGGTACCAACGTAAATGCGGCAAGAATAGATCCTCGTGAATATTCGCTACCTCGCGAATCCATTAGCCTAGAGTCATCGAGCACTGCCTCACCTTCAGCAGAATTTACATACATTGACGTGGATGGTGCGTTTTCAGACCTCATAGCATCGAAGTATGCCAACGGCATTGGGCTAAAAGACAAAATCCATCGCACATATACGTGGCCGGTCGGAACACAATTCGATATTGATCTGCATACACGATCAGTTCATTTTATAGCGGACCGAAAAACACCGGATTCGGCGAAAACTCTGACATGCGTTGATATCAAGCGATTCGCGCGCGAGAAAATACTGAAGCCCAAGGAATGGAGGTTGGTTTCGTCCATTGATGCTACTCAGACGACCGATATCGTCATATACGGAGATGAGCCGCCACTATTTGAGCATTCATCAGACTACAAAGTAGATCCTGGCAAGCGTATCGGTTACCTGTATACAGACAAGAAAGAGGTTATTGGTTACACCGGTTACACACCGGTATCCGGTGAGGACGGGCAGTGGGAGCTGACTGGGGTATCCAGAGAGCGTCGCGCTGATTTCGTATCGGTTGCGATATCGGTTGATTCCACGGACAAGGTAGAAAACAGGCCGAAGCTGGAGGAATGGACGTATCTGGAGGAAAAAACACCGGACTTTTTCAGAGCAATATATTGTGGCGTCACTTATGACGGCAGAGTGCTCCCAGATCACTGGCACGCGGGTGTTGCGACCCGGTGGATTAACGACTACTCCATCAGTGTCGCGGCTCCAGAATTCAATCATGTAAAGTGGAGAGCGGAAAATTACGGTGAGGTAGCTGTTAAAGACCTTGCGGAGAAGGAAATACTGCCGTTTCTTCCGGGTGCATTTGTTGTCAATCGGTTCGGTCAGCTCCAGCTTTACAGAATCACGTCTGTCGATGGAGATGGTGGTGAAGATTTTACATTTGACATTAGTAATGTAGACGGGTCATCGGTCGGAGCGCTGATTACTAAAAACAGCCAAACGGTCAAGGCGATCAGCCTTGAGTACGGCTACGATGCGCGAACGGAGGTTTTTGCAACCCGGAAAACATTCCTTAATGCCGCGGCACAGAATGTCGGCAACCAAGTACACACGCTGAAATCAAAGCTGCTTCATTCGTCTCTGCATACAGAAGCGCAGATAGACAATTTTGTGTCTGTGATTGGTGATATTAAATTCGATGAGATTGTAGAAATCACGTTTACAGCGCTGCCATCGACAAAGGCTGTGCGGCTTGGTGAGCGAGTGCGTGTGAATCTCAATGTACCGGGTGGGTCATTCCGGCGCGACGACTCTAATAACGCATCTGCTGCCCTGCAGCTAGATCGTTCAATGGTCGTTATGTCCCGCGCGCAGACATCAGAGGGCGGATGGACGTACACATGCTATGGGACAAGGCAAAGAGCCTCACAGGCGATTAGGAGCACTCTGGCTCGCCACGCTTCGATTGACGCTTACAGAATTAACGGCAGCGATTTGCGCGATGATGCAAATGTTGTTGATAACGGTGATGGTACCTGGACGCTGCTGTCATCACAGCTCTCGCTTAACAAAAAATACTACTTTCTAGATGGGCCGCTGATATTCCCGGACGGCCAAACAATTACCGCTACAGATACCGGCCCAATGCTTCAGCTTTGGTGCTATATCTCGGCGACCCTTAATGGTCGTATTGATTTGAAAGGGCGTGGCAAGAATGCCGGTGGTGCTCCCGGTCAGCTTGGTGATGCCGGTTACGGATTGCGTGTCAGATCGGCGGGTGGTGTCGTTTCTCGATCGCGCTTCAGGGAAAACAACTCCCGGTCTGATGTTCGAGCTGACCAGGGTGCGGACTATGATTCGCCAGCGCCTGTTCAGTATCCAGCATTCAGCTCGGGCGACGCGCCGGGGGCAGCCTTGGCAAATAACGACGGCCTTGTCACCGGGTTGCCGACAGACCTTTCCGGGTACGGTGGGCCGGGGTCGCCCGGGGTGTCGATTGAATACGTCCAGCCAAACCAGAACATTACTCAAAAGCGGGTAGCCTCGTACTCTGGCAAGTCTGGCGGCCGTTCGGGCGCTGGATTTATGCTGGTCACTCCAGTGCGAGAGTATGGTGATAATTTCGTTCTTGATTTGTCGGGCGCTGATGGACAGGTTGCCGAGCAGATCGTAGCACCTGGCACCAGTGCAGCGTCGGTCTACATAGCCGCTGGTGGTCCAGGCGGCCCGGGCAATTTCCTTGATGTCTATGACTCCGGGAATCAGTGGGGCGACCCTTCCCGGTACGCGCTCTGCTATCCCGGCCTGTCTGTGACGCCAGGCACTCGGCTCGGCAAGGCATCCAATGCATTTAGCCGGAAAAGTCCAGTACGCTCCTACTATGAGGCTTCACGCTACGCCAATTACAGTGCACAGCTCACGCGCACCATTAGCATTCCCGCACCCGAGAACATTCAGCAAAGACTGACCGGCCTGTCCGGTGATCTTGGCAGCGATGGAGATGGCGGCTTTTCTTTGATAGTCACGGCGACCGATACCGACCCCTCAAACGCCAATGACAACGACCTGAGAGTTTGGCAGCAGCACGTTGACTCGGGCGAGCTGGAGCCACCCATGCGGCAATTCAACGCATCGGCGGGACAGTGGTTTGATTTTGATTGGAATGGTCAGCACCGAGACGCCGGACGCGTGCTGCTTGACGGGAAAAGATTCAGGGACTCCACCCGGCTGTGGAACGGTCGTCCGTCATTGCCACCGGGGAAGATAGGTGATTCATACCTTGATACCAATACGGGTCTGATCATGCATTTGTCATCATCACTGGCTACAGATGAGCCGCTGACCGGACTTCATGATTTGGGTGAGTCAATACTGCCCGATTCGTTTTTTGAAAAATACATTAATGGAGACAATACTTGGGTGGTCTCACGAAGCAGATTTGAAGCACCACGATTATCGGACGGTTCTATAGGCAAAGGTGGATCAGTTGAGACTGTTACGCCGGTTTACTCGCTTACCGTAACGCCAGATCCAACGTCCGGCGGTGTTATCGCAGGAGTGGCCGGCAGTGGCTACATAGGTCGCGGAGTTTTCGTGGATTTTGCCAGCAAGGGCGGTGCAAATGACAAAATTGGCTTTGTCCAGGCCGACGGGACGTTCACGATCCCCTATGACCCGGCGAATGACGGCGCAATAGGCAACACATTATCAGCATTCGTTAATCTGGAAGATGGGACGCAGGAAGCAAATGATCCGTTTATCTATCAGGTCACTACGCAGGTTGCGCCGACCCTCACAATCACCTCAGTGACTGGTGATTACGAGTCATGATTCCGTATTTCTCGAATATTGAGCCAGAGAACAGGTTATCAAAAGAAAATACGAATTTTCAGTTTGGCGCATACGGTGAAGGCTCTGGTGTTCGTTCATCAGGCGTCAGAATAAAGACCTCGGGCGTCAATGAGTATCGTGTGCTGAGGCCGCGACTGATGGTTCCGGTACAGGATGGGTACCAGTACCAGATGCAGGCGCGGGTACTGTCTACCGTGGGCACGAGCGGCGAATATCAAGGCGTTGGATTGCAGGCCCGGGCGTTTCACGGACTTGACCAAGTGTGGGTCAATAGCATCGACACTAACCCCGCGCTGTGGCTTCGCGAGCAGTCATTCACGGAATGGCGTTACCTCACTTCGGTGGACCGAATACCGCGGGGCATTGGCTCTCAATACCTTGTGCCCGAGCTGGTGGTCACCGGTGAAAGTGGATACGTGGATGTGACCTCAATACGAGTCAGGACCATGTATGACGAGCTGGTGGAGCTGATACAGCCGCAAGGTGTTGATACGCGCGTCTACGACAGATCGACAATCACAGACAACGCATTATTGCAGACTGTGGACATTCTCGATCCCGTCCCTGTGGATCTGGTGCCGGGCCAAGTCGTCAATTATTCTTTTTCCGGTAATTACTTTTGTGACTATGATTTGTCGCTGGTGTACTTGGCGCCCTATCTACGTAAGTACGATGGCGTCGAGGAGCCACGCAATTATTATTCGACGATTGGGGCAATACGGGCGAATACGACCACGGAAATATCGGGCGAGCGGTCGTTCAAGTGTGACAAAAGATACAATCAGCTCAGATTCAAAATGTACTTCTACGGTGCGCCGTCGGACCAGCCCAGTAATCATTCATTTACTGACTTGCAGATCAATGTGCACGTTAAAGACATCGTAAAAAGCGGCAATTAATGTATTACGTAAATTTGATCCCCGATGGACAGGGCAACGTCATTGTTGGCTCGCATGGCCGCGACATTGCGCCACGTGAAGGCTTTCGTGAAAGTTTTGCGACTGTGGATGACCTGCGGGTAAAGTACCCTGCAATAGCTGATTTTTATGATACCGAGACATCCAGATTCGCAAAGGCTGCCATAGATCAAGATGCTGAAGCGTCAGGGGTGAGCATTGAGCGCTCACATGGCTACAAGTACGCGGAGGCGATACTTTTTAAAACGGGCATGTCGCTAACGACACCGCTGAAATACCTTGAAGCCGAGGCTGCAAGGTGTGGATCGACAATAGATGAGTGCGCTGACATGATCATTTCAAAAGCACATGAACTCGAACCACTTGAGACAGACCGCGTGACAAAGAAGGCAGCAGTATGACGATTACAGTAACGGGCACGACTACCAATATTGGCGATGGCTCAGTGATCGTAAATCTGCTAGGACAGTCGTATCAAGCCACTGTCTCGGAGAGTGGCGCGTATCAGTGCGCCATCCCGGATGACGGGTATGTAAATGCCTCAGACACATTGACTCTCAGTGTGACCGCCACCAATGACGGAGGAGCGGTGACCGAGACAGTGACGATCACAAAAGCGCAATACGGCACATCCTCAGTATTCAGCTGCTCAGCGATGTACCCGACCCTTGTGATTAACAACGGCAATCCGGTCAATGCGGGTTCTGGTGCAGTACCTATTGAAATTGACAACATCAGCAACGAAGGAACGCAGCAACAAAATATTATCAGTGGGCTAAAAGCGTCCATTGGTAGCGAGCCTGCATTTCAGGGGCAAACAGGGTCATGGCCTACCAACAATTACTTATGGACGCCACCATCATACCTCGAAGTTGACACTGAGCTTGAGTTTGAATACTCCGGGTGCGTGTTCCCGGGTGGCACCGTGTTCGCTGGCGGATCTGCCCCACCAGCCGCCGAAGGTCTGCCACCGGGATTTGGTCAATACTATGGTCCGTACCCTGCCGCCTCTCCCTCAGATTCACGATCGATTCCGTTTCAGTCGTACACTCGCCCGTCAGCCGGGAACACAGTCGTGGTTTCGAGCGGCAATCGAGTGGGTAAGATAGCCACCACCCGGTCGCCTTACAGCCGCCGAGCCTGTGAGCTGGTGCCCGGATTTAATGGCAATGACACGCTGATAATGACGGCATTTGGCACCCTTTATTCGAAGAAGACCGGGGCCTCTGTGGCAAGTGTGAGCGGCAATCAAAAGGTGATTTCGTTCACCAATCCAGCCAAGGTTTTTATGACCGCTGGCAGTAAACTGCGCCAGTATATTCACGGACAAGGCTCATCAGACGTACACGACTTTGCACAGCACGGTGCCGGGACAAATCTGAAGCATGGCGAATCTGAGGGGTCGCCATCGGTCGATGATGATAAACATCTGCTGACGTCAAACGATATGTTTTATTCGTATTCTCTGAGTCAGGGGTACCTTGGCAGGCGTACCAACGCGCAGATCAAGGCCGACGCCGCCAATGCGGGTGTTGTGAATCCTGCTGATGTGGACGCAGGGTCATTTTCAAAGCTCGGAAAATACATAGTGATGCTTTTGGCCGGTAATAACGGCTGTTACGTGAGATACAATCCGGACTGGTCGAATCCAGTGGTGCTGGGTAATACGCGAGGTGGCAACTTTTACAAAGTTCGGGGGCAGCATGCCTGCCACTTCATCGGTAAGAATGGGGAGGACCTTTTATTGTCAGACCACTGGGATAAGGCTGTGGTCGTCGACCTCGATGATCCGACTGTCGTGTACGGGCTCGAATGTGCGGGTGGCGGTCACTACTCGGGCGCAGCCATTCTGCGTGGCGGGTACGTAGTTTACTCCAAGAATTACGGCAATGGTTTAGTTGAAGGTCTGACGTTCGACAAGGCTGATTACAGTGGCTCGGTCGAATCGTCTCAGGATCGTGATTACATTGGATACTGGCTGCCACCGACGACGCCGAACAAACGCGAATTCTGGTGTTACTCTCAATATTCGTCTTCCGTGTATCCGGGTACTACCGCGACTGTCAATCAGTACGGAAACCGGGTGTACTTCAATACGGCTACACAGAACGACTTGTCTGACATCAGTATGATGTACTGCGAGCCAGGCTGATTTGTGGAAAATGGGTGTGTGTATGCACCATTACACTATTAGCCTGTCGTAAACTGCATTTTTTCCAATTTCGCTAAAGAAGATTTCAAAGTGCGGATCTTCTTTTGCACCAATATTTCAGCGTGCAAATTGGCTTGTTTTTCTGTTTGATGCCAGTAGGGACGATGGTAAAAACTGAATTCTCTTTTTCTTTTCACCACGTCAGGGCTGTGCGTTGGCTCTACTTCCTCTGAATAAACGCCTTTAGTCAGAGCGTGCTTGGTTATCCAAAATTTCATTTCTGTTCCCTCCTCATCTTTTTCACACTTCTATTTAGATAGTCCTTTATTATTCGAGCCAGCGATTTCTCGTGGTATTCGGACAATTCGTTGTATTCCTCTCTTTCCTCGTCAGTCACTGCCACGGTTATTTTTTTCTCTGCTTTATCAGGTTTGCGCGGTCGCCCTACTTTCTTTTTATTCGTCATATTGTGGTAGCAATAAATACAAAATTGTTGTTTATTGTATCATGTTGTTGTGGTAGCATTAAATCTAATTTGAAGCTAAAGAGCGCAGAATGTCACATTCACTAAAAGCATTGAACGGCCATTTATTCGACCAGCTTGATCGATTGAAGAATAGCCCACCGGAATCACTGGAAGGCGAGATATTACGCGCGAAGGCAGTCGAAGGCGTGGCCAGCAAAATATTACGCACTGGCGACCTCGTGGTGAGAGCTGCGGAAATTTCAGCCGAGTATCGAGGCTCTGAGGGATTGACTCAGCTTGAGCAGCTGACTGATTCAAAATGAAAGGCCGAGCTATTAGCTACAGCCCGGCCGAGCTTGAGTTCCTTGAGCGCCATAGCAAAAAGCCACGTAGGGAGCTGACGGAAATCTTTAATAAAAGATTCGGCCGATCTATTAGCGTTCAAAATATCCATGCATTGTGCAAGCGCAATGGCTGGATGGCTGGCAGCAATGGGCAATTCAAGCCCGGGAATGTGCCCCACCCTGACGCGAGGCCGAAGGGGCCAAATAGCGCGAGCTTCCAAAAAGGACATCAGCCTTGGGGCACATTAAAGCTCGGCGCTGAGCGTCTGGCAAAGGACGGATACATAGAGGTGAAGATGAAAAAAGGATGGATACCCAAGCAGCGTCTGATTTGGAGTGTCAAAAATGGTGACGTTCCCAAGGGGTATGTTGTCGCTTTTCTTGACGGTGATTATCGTAATTTCGATCTTGATAATCTGATCTGCGTGCACCGTGGAGTGCTGGCGATTCGCAATCACACTGCGAATAAACACAAGCGTCCGGCGCTGGCAATGGCGATGCTGATCTACGAGACCAACGACCCGTCGCGGATTGGTACCAGTTCACACACTGGTCGCAAGTGATTGATGTTAATGGGTGTGTGTGCGTGATTTTGAAGAGGATTATGATATGCAGTGGAATTACACAATCTTGGTAGAAGGGCGTTCGAAGCTGAAATGTAACAGCAAGTCGTCGGTGTTATTAGCGCTACAGGATTTGACTGAGGCGATAGTGTGGGACGGGGCGGGGTGCGTGTACCGTGATAGCGAGTGGCGGGAGATTGACGGGGAGTCGCTATTATGAGTCAAGACCGGGAAGTGCCAATATGCAAAGATTGCAAATATTTTACTAAAAATCTAATGACCGATTTCCGATGTGCGCACCCTGTTAATAGAAAATTGAAGAAATAGCTCGTTTCCGGTTTTTTTTATTTTCATCTACCTGAATGCAGAGTTATGAGAAGCAGTAGCCGAACCCCTTTGCCAGCCACAATATCGCAATATTGTGGCGAGGCTGGACATCTGTTTGAGGCGCGTGATGGCTGACACAACCCTTATCACAACAAAGGAAAATGTATAGGCAATGACATACCCACAAGAACACCACAAGCCAACGCCGACCGCGCTACTGCTGAAAAAGTGGGCGCACGAGGCTAACCCCGTCACTAAGTCTGTGCTGGCTGAGATTATCGGCAGTCGAATTGATCGGGCTTTGAAGGATAAGGAGAAATAAAGGTATGGGTATGTATACAGAGATATACATAAATGTTGATCTAAAAGATGAAACGCCAGCGATGCCGTGGATAGACGCCTATGAGGGTAACTTTATTGGATATATGAGATACGAGGAAGACGATATGCCCACGCTTGCGAACAAGGCCGAAGGCGGGAGCAAATTGTCATTATTTGACAGAGCATCCAGTTATTCAGTGCCAGTGCCTGCAATCGGCCAAGACACATAAAGGACAGATGAATCTCAGCATGAATAATATTATAGAAAAGGCCTCAGAAGCTATCAAAGGCAATAAAGACCTATTAGCGTTATTGTTTGGCGGATCTGCTGATCATATACATAAAAAGTCTAACGATTCAGACAGTCAAATTCTAACAGCGATTAAGCTTGCTTATCGAAAACACGCGCTAGATGACCCGTCAATTGCGTGGGGTGAATTACAGGATGCACTTTGGGATGTGATCTGCAATGAGATGGGGGATGACGCTGCAGTAGATTGGGCGAATATGCATCGTACAAAATAAAGGAGGGGCACTAACGTGGAAATGACAACAGAACAATTAAACACAGTGAGGCAATGGTTTAACTGCGTAGAGGACCTGAACCCCAGATATTTAAAATCCAGCGATTACATGCTCTACATTGAAATACTGAATGTACTTGGCATGAGGGTTTCTAATACGACTGAAAGTAACGCAAAAAAAGCCGCAAAGTTGAGTAAATAAAATGCCTGTTGATCTAAATCATTTGCAAAGCGCAATTGAAGTGCATCTTGAGTGTATCGAGAAGCTTTTGCCTGCTACTTACAAACTGACGTTATTAGCCCGATGCAATAATGACGAGCTTGCAGATGCCGACATAATGCTTACTCAGGATACGCTGCCCGAAATCAAAACCGCTATTGAAAAACGAATACACGCAAAGGAGTGACTATCACTGCCTTTACTTCACTATGCGATGAAACGCCAAATTTCATCAATGAAAAGGGATTCGCTTGGCACAGATCAAAGTTATTTTACATAGGGCGGTACGCTTATCTCCCGTATGAAACGTTTTTGGTGTTTGATAAATTTGGCGCGCCCCAAGAGTGGGTTGTTATATGCAAAAAAACTGAAAAAGCTGTTAAATCAAGCAGCAAGATTGAAGAAATCTGCGCTTGGCACGACGCGCTAATACTCAATGACGAATTTAATACGAAGGATTAATCATGCCTAAAAAATACAGATTATCCGGAATGGGCTACATACTCAAAGACGGAGTGGTGCTGGAGAATCAGACCATGAAATCGCCACAGGATGTAGTGGTAGCGCTACTGAACGAGCAGCACAGTCGTATCGTGGAGCTTGAGGAAGTAGAAAGAAAAGCCAATGCACTTTACAACAGCATCGGAACTCATAGCTCAGGAAGAAAGTGGGTTAACCAAGGTCCCGTTGACGATCCACAAAATCAGGTCATTTGTGAAACTATTTGACGATGAGGAAGAATTCAAAGGCCTGGAATCTGATATAGCGCTTTTGCATATTGGACGCACCAATTCCTCTATACCCTATTGTCACGCTCTATCAGACGCCCCATTTATACACGGGTATGTATGCCGTGGTCTGATTGGGAATACGTACTGCTACACGCTGATTAAAAAGGACTAAATATAAATGAAACCAACAGGCGGCAAAAACTACGGAAGCATAGGTCACTTGCCAGAGTCGCGGCTTGGCCCTGCTGATCACTCAATCACAGAAGGGCAGGCGGCTATTTGCTGCGTCAAGAAGCGCGACAAACATGACAGGATTATCGTACAGGAAAAGCTCGATGGCTCTAACGTCGGCGTGGCCAAGCTTGGCGGCGACCTGTACCCGTTGACCCGAGCTGGTTATCGCGCAGACAGTAGTCCCTATGAGCAGCACCACGTATTCCATAAATGGGCGATGCAGAACGCCGAGCGATTTGACCGCCTGCTCAATGAAGGCGAGAGGGCAGTGGGGGAATGGCTGCACCAAGCGCACGGTACAAGGTACGATTTGCCGCATGAGCCATTTGTGCTTTTTGATATTATGACCGGCAAGCAGCGGCATACGTATAGCACGGTAAAACGGAGAGCTAGTGATTTCATAATGCCCTACACGCTGGATAATGGCGGTGAATCAATATCTGTTGACGACGCGCTTACTATGCTGGGGACGTATGGCAGACACGGTGCGATTGACCCTATTGAGGGCGTTATGTACAGGGTTGAGCGATACAATCTACTAGACAAGAAAAAGGGCGGTGAGCGTGAGTGGGTTGTTGACTATCTGGCCAAATTTGTAAAGCAGGACAAAGAGGACGGGTGCTACTTGGAAAGCGTGACGGGCAAGCCAAACGTTATCAACCGTTACCCTGAATAGTCAGCCCTGACCACTGGAATCACATACAGTAGTTTTTGTGTTATAGTGGTCGGGCTGTCAGAAATTGTTGTCGCAATTTCCGCGAAGCAGCGATTGGTTAAAGTGAGTAACTATCTTTCTACACCAGCCCTTCCGAGGGATGATTGTAGTTCATATTCCAATCCCTGCACAATCTTTCGCCGAAATTTGCTCACCAGTCCCTGCCAGCCGGTCCGACAAGCCGGAAATCAGCGATCAGCATATTAACTGCTGCGTAGAGAAGTGCGAAGGTATACCCAGAACGCTCGAAGAGTGGCAGGAAGTGTGACGAAGTAGGGCGGGTCTGTTAGATTGATTTTATAATCTGGCACGTTACCCGCTAAAGGTAGTGCGTAGGGAAAGCTGTCTCACCAGCAATCCCTCAAATTCAATCCACTACGAAACGGGTAGCATCATGAAACCGCACAACGATTATAGCGGCACGTCCGCAAAATTCCGAATTGGTCTAGTTTTTGGCATTCTTGGCTGTGTCGCTGTCAATATCAGCCAGGCAGGATTCGTCCTTCTCAAGATAGGCGAGCAGACTAGCAGGCAAGAGGGCGAGATAATGTTCCTGCTGGCACTGACGCTGATCTACGGGTCGATACTGGCCGGCAAGACGCTGGGCAATCTATTTGCCCGTAATGCCCCGGTGGCGCTCTGCCTACTGGGTATTCTGGCCGTCCTCGGTATCTCTGTATTCTCAATATCCACCACTGCCGTCTCAATATCATCAGGGGCCACTGAGAGCGTCACACAGCAGGCCGCAGAGTCTGACCGCGTAGTCATGCTCAAAGCTCAGATAACTGACGCGCAGGCCACCGTATCGAGCCTACAGGCACAGGCAGACGCATATCCGCGACTATGGGTGACCAAGATGATCGAGATCCTGCAGGCGTTTCTGGTTATCAGCTACGGATATCTGACAGGTGGCCGCAAAGATTCAGCCCCGGTTACTATGGAGCACACCGCGCCAAAAAAGCCCCGAGCCCAGCCGCACCTTCGAGCAGTGTAGCCGGGCACGACGACTACGACGAGCTATTGGACAGAGTCGCATCAGATATCCGCTCAGGGGCGATTGACAGGCTCACGCTTGCCATTGGTCGAAAGCGCTACCAGTGTGGCGACAGTCGCACGCAGAGGCTGCAGCGAGACCTATTCGCCATGGGCGTTTTGGTCGAATCTGGTAATAGCTACAGGGCTGCGTAAATAATTCTCTAAATGTCTTGCATTTAGGAATAGCCCTTGCTATTATATATCCATGGTCAGCTATATGACTGACCACCGAACCGGCGGCACCGGACGAAAGGAAATATGCAATGACCTACCAAGAAAAGCGAGAAGCCCTAAACAAAAAGAATAAAGAGCAAAATATGTCTCCCAAGAGGCGGTAGACGAAGTATTGCCAGAAATAAGGGCTATGGACTCAGACTATTACCTTCTGGCGAATGGCAAAATCCCCCTCGTTTTTCTTAACGATTTTTTCAGCGGTAAATACGACAAGGTGATCACTAGAAAATGAATAAGACACTAGCAAAGAAGATCTCGGGATTCATCATTGGACCCGTGATCAAAGTCGCCGCTAACGCTCGCAGCGTGACATACGGATTCTACACTACGCAGTACGAGCGCCCTATGGGCGAATGCTTGGTTGGGTCATATAAGGACGCCATGAGCCGAAGACGCCGATACCGTGATGAGATTGAGGAATCTCTGATGAATGGTGAAGAACACGTTCAATGGATGATCGAGGCGTACCAAAAACACGTGGAAGAAAAAAAGGTGTACTGAAATGACAAATTACCGCGAAAAAGCAATCACAAGCTGGCAAGACGGTCAGTACCCATCAGACGAAACCGGCGTACTGGTAAAACATGATCAATCCAATTACCTGTACGAGCTGGAAGCAATCACGCCTGAATTCAAAGATTGGGTGGCTTACACGTTTTCCGGTGACAATGACCCGGAGCTCACGCAATTTACTCCGATTTTGGCAAGATACTGATCAATGTCAGTATCGGAGCTCACGCAAGATACTGACATTGATCAGTATCTTGCCAAAATCGGAGTAAAAGTCAGTGTCTACAGCGCCTAAACGATCAAACAGGCAGCTTCCCGAGGGGGAGGCTGCTACAAGCCAATTCACCTTCCGGTGTCATCCGAAAGACAAAGCAAGATGGGTGAAGGCGGCTAAGGGTGGAAAGCTGGCGCAGTGGGTTAATGAAACGCTGAACCGCGAAGCCAGAAAAAAACGCCATTCAGACTAACTGGTCTAGCGGGCCTGTTCCCGCCTGTGATGAGCACGCACAACAACTTTGTAGCCGAACCGCAAGCGTTAGAATTGCCGCCTCTGCATTGACTGCGCACTATGAAATCCAGTCACCCATAATTTCGGACTAATATTATGACTGTCTCTGAATTACGAAAGATGCTCGACATGTATCCTGACGAGATGCAAATACTGACTCGGCGGTACAGTGATTATGAGGTTATTAGCGAAGACGAATGGAGCGTCGTCAAGGGTGTTCCCAATAGCTCTGGATGGGTTATGCGATCACATGAAACTATGAGTGAGGAGAACAAAGCAAAAGAACAGGAATACCTATATTTGGAAGGAAACTAAAGACCAATTCTTTTTCATAGTGGGGTTAATGAGTGGTTATTGATCCATGAAGTTATCAGGTAGTTTTATTCTATTGCCTGATCGGTAGTAACTGACGCATTTGCCTTGCTCCCTGATGGCAGAATTTAGAGCGCTCAATGCCTCCATTATCTTTGGGCTTAGCGTGTGATCGTCGTAATCTTCTGGAAGGTCATCATGCCAGTGATCTAATTCAATTTCTGGCAGATCGTGCGGCACTGCTTCTTCTATTCGTGCGTCTTCGATCAGTATGTCATTTTCCAGAAGGTGATCTCGCAGACTTTCAGGATCAAAAAGCCACGTATCACCAATAACACACGCTTGGCCCGTGTAATCCACTACAGACATTCTGTAAAAGCGTGATGTCTCTTTATCTTCGGCGCATTTGCTGCAGTATGAATTTTTGACGTACAGAGAGCTGCACATATTACATCGCTTGTGGGTCATGGCGTGTTCTCGTGCGCGAGTTTCAGCGTTTCGTCCTTGCTCTATAAAAGCTCTTCCCGATTTATTATCACGCCACACCTTTGACAATACCAGCGACACTGAATCAGGATCGTCGAAAAGCACTATGCGATCTACATGGCAACACCATTCTGGGGTTGGAGAGTATTCACGCAAATGCAAATGTCCTAGCGGGAAGTATCCGGCATTTTCAATTGCATTCTTTACAGACGCCCTAGTGAACACACATGGAGCTTTAGCTATTCCGTTTTCAATTTGTATATTCATAATTATCTAGGTGGGGGTTATGTTGGTTCGCTTAGGTCAATTTTATCCCTGTGAATGTTGGGCCTGTTTCCGGTACCTGTACTCATCCAAGCTAAGCAAAAACCGGATACACATTGCCGCTGCTTGTATGGCTTCCGTACGCACATCATCGACGTTAGATTTTTCGGGTTCATAAGTGCATTGCAGGACCGCTTTATTCAGTTCGCCGACCTCTTCATTAAGTACCGTGACGGCGTGAATTGGGTCGGTTGGCCATGTTGGAAATTATATAGTGGCTTTCACAACCTCATCACCAACTGCGTCGAATATTTTGCTTAGCGTTTTGTCCATTAATTCGATTTTCATGGATTTTTCCAGAGTTACGGTAAGGGTTTTAATGTTTCAATATCATTGATATTTATTGAAGATATTTTTCTGCTTGCCTTTCGTTTTAACTTCAGAAAATATGCTGGCGTTTCCGTCATTTCAGTTTTGTATAAAGACCATCCTCCGCTTTGGCAATTGAATCCGTACTGATTTAACTCAATCGGTCGAATTTCGACAGTGATTGAGTCGCCAAACATGGGTTTCGCGGTTAGTAAGCATCTACGATGCTCTTCAATAAATTTGATAACGTCAATGTGATTCATCTTTGGGTTATGTTGGGTTTAAAAGGCATTTCAACTCGCCGAGCAATCTGACGGCGTCGTCTCTATCCGAGAGATCAGCTAGAATCTCGAAATGCGATCCGATATAGTGTTTCTCTATCGTATATTCCATCGGTGAAGCTAGCTGCAACCCAAGTGCAGAAGCCCTCCCGAATTCCACTCGTCCCTCGTTCTTAGTGGCTACCTTTATCTCATAATCAAATTCCAATTTATCGATCTGTTCCATTAGCTCATCCAGTTCCCGCTCAAGCTTGCTGCGTGTCTTCACACGCTGAGTAATCTCTGTATTCAATGCCGCTATAAAAGCGTCGAGCTGGCGCTTTCGTTCTTTGGTAATTTCATCCTCGAAGTGAGGTGGATATTTAGTAGCACAATCCAAAGGCATTAAAATCCACCAGTCAGGTTCGTCCACTTCATCCGCTTCTTCGTCGTGAGCTCCAAACCAATATGGAACAGTATCAAGATCTGTGACGGACAGCTCAGCATAGCGCTCTGGCTGCAGACAACGCTCTTCGTTGTCAGGATCTATCACAGCCTCATAGCAAGCAAGCACTACCTCGTCAGCAGGATATTCGCCTTTACTTGGATATTGCTTTATTGGTCTGGTCATCGCTAATGCCTCGTGCTGTTAGTCGTTATCGGTAGTAGTTAATTTCTGCTAATTCCATCTGTACAAGGTGCCTGTTGACGTTAAGATCATCTATCCAAATGATCCCGAGCCACCGACCATATTTGCCGGTACGATCCTTGTAGGTCTGTATCACAAGATCTTCACCCCTGAGCAAATTTCTAAGATAGTCCCGTGTCTGTAATCCGTCCTCGCGTTCTGCTCCGCGCACCTCTGGCGCGTCAATGCCGTAAAGGCGTATTTTTTGCTGAAGCATCTGCATTAAGGCATCCCATGTAACCCAATATACCCCCGACCTTTGACTTTGTCAACAGCCTCCGATATAATTTGTCAATTGGTGTTAATAAGAACATAATATCGTGACAGAAAAGCCGGAATTTACTATGTGCTATCTCGGTATAGTGAATCGTATAGATCGAAGTGAGCAGCTAGAAATGTGTGAGCGAATTGTTCATAAGCTCGGACTTGCTCCCATCGATGGTCATATTTACGAGCACAACGAGCTTGAAGAATTTATAAGACGACTGAGAGGTAACGAGGCGGCAATAGTGCCAATACTTTCAGCGCTGGGCACAAAGAAAGGCAGCGGTGCGGGTGTGCGTTTTTTCATCAACGAGAGAGCGATACACGACCGTTGTCAATTCATCGTTAGCATTGATACCACTAAGCCTAAAGCCATTGCGGACCTTGTTACAGTGCGCTCTGACGCCGGTAAACATTGGTACGCATTGCTTGCGAAAACGAGCGGGTCGGTAATGCGTGGTCAGCCGCTGAAAAGAGAAAAAGCTAAATCTATGGCAAGAAAACGCCATACGAAGCCGGGACTGGTGCAAACGTGGCGGCTCAAAGAAGGTACAGCGGAATACCTAACTCATGCGTATATCTGGGGCAACCTAAGCATCACACCGGCAGAGAAAGCTATAGCGATGTTCCCAGATGATGAATTGCGCGAAGCTTCGGAACCAACTGTTAGGCGAATTTTTCAAAGTCGTAAAAAGTGCGCGGCCTGGCTTAATGAATTAAATAAGTAAAGGAGTCTTAACGGATGATCTCACAATCCGATATTAGTATTTACTTTTACCTTGATGGGAAGGTGTGCGCAAGCCGCACATGGTACGCGGTGCCAAGGGTGGGCGATGAGATTATGCTTAATCATCGTGACGACTTGAAGGATAAAACCGCATTTTCAATTAAGCGTGTCGTTTGGGGCGTTGAGTCTGACCACCCGATAAGGCAGGAAGTAAATATCGAAATTGAATTTGTAAAGGAGACACCATGACCAAAATCCTTGAAGATATAATACAAAGCCATCAAGATGCGCGAGACAATTCAGGCCTTGCGATGGTCAGCCCTGAAGCCGAGGATTTTGCGGAGGCGGTTGCAATTGAATATGCTTCAAAACTGGAAAAACGCATTGCCGAGCTTGAGGAAGTAGAAAGAAAAGCCAATGCACTCTACAACAGCATCAGCACTCATAGCTCAGGAAGAAAGTGGGTTAACCAAGGTCCCGTTGACGATCTGAAATTTGAAGATTTTATAAAAGCATTAGGTGATGCAGGCTGGGTTAAAACTCACGATCCTCAATTCACAAATATAAAGGTGCTTCACGAGAAACTTTTCCCGTGCATAGCCGAACTAGAATCTGAAATTAAAGACCTAGAATCCGAGCTGGAAACGATATACTACGATGCTTCCGTTTGTTGAGTAGGGCCAAGATGTTAGTTAAAAATGCAAAACCACTAAAGTTATTTTTTGTCAAACTAAGGTCAAGGTGGCGGGTGTTATTGGGTTTCTGCCCCATGTGCAATTCGGACGCACCGGCTGTTTACAATTGCCCTCTATGTGAAGGCTGGCAGACTACTACTAATGGCATGCCGGACAGCGAAACAAGAAAAACATGGCTTAGTAATCACTATCAAGTGCTGAATAGCATGGTTAGAACCCGGCTACTTGTTTTAGAAGCCCAAAAGAATGCAAAGGAGAATTCATAATATGAAATATTTATTTATAGCAGCGTTGTTATTTTCCGCCCAGTTAGGTGCTGTAGAAGCAAATGACCTTAAAGAAATTTGTCACCAAGGAGTTGTGTACCTTATTTACGATGGCTGGAAAGAGTCAGGGATGACCGTCAAGTACAATAAAGACGGCACCATAGCAACATGTGAGTCATAGGGGAGTTGGCAATGAATCACGATGACGAGTGGTTACATTCCGAAGATGAAAAAAGACGACACCTGAACGCCGCCGCTATGCAGGGACAGACCGAGGCGGAGCATTTTGAAGGAATATTCGATTTTTGCAGGCGCTACCACGAGCACATGACCAAGGGAGATGCTGAATTCGACTCGCAGATATACAAGGCTCAGGAGGATGCCAAAGTTCGTTATGAGCAGCGTATTGTCGAGCTTGAGGCAGAGAACGAACGACTAAGTCAGCTCTATATCAAATCATTAGCCGGTAAGGAGTGACAATGTACTACGGATACCCGCACAAGTGCGATGCGTGTGGAAGGTTTCATGCGATGACTGAAGGCGCGTCATGGATTGCAATTCCTGCGACCGACATTCCAGGAGAATATGGTGATGAAAGAACACGATGTAAATCATGTACTGAAAATCATGGCGGTTTTTATGTTGACCCAAAACGATATAAGCGCGAGATGGTTTCGGGAATAATTACAAAGGAGAATTAAGAAATGGGTATGTATTTAACAGCACTAGAAATTAAACACCTGGCCGAATCGGCAGGCTTTGAAATTAGCGAATCAGCCACGCCGGAGGAGGACTGGGATGCAGAGCATTGGATAGGACCTCCGCCATCTGGAGGGGTTGAAAACGATGACGGAATTGTAGAGCACTACAGGCTGATTACGAGGTGTGACGGCTGCGACAGCAACGAGTGTACGCCACTAGGAAACCCAATAAGTCATTGATTTTTGCCATCGATACCCCGTATGGGGCGCTTAGTTTGCCCCACGGTTTGCCCCACGGCATTGTCAAAGGCATCCGTGGAGCCGTCATCTGTCTTGATCCATCGTCCGTAGTGCTTGTACAGCATCGCAAGCGAGTGTCCGGATTGTTGCACAACCTTGATCGGGGTCATTCCCGCCGACAGACTGATCGAGCAGTAGGTGTCACGCGTAGCGTATGCGTCTCGGTGTTCAATATTTAGCGAAGCAAGGGCGCGATTCCATACAAGCCGCGGCGCTTTGTGGTCGTTGATCGGCAGTCTGGTGTTGGGATTCATAAATACCAGGCCGCGAGCCATTCCAGTGACCAGCTTTTGACTGGATAGGGATTGGCGTGCCAGTGCTGTGATGTCTATGGTGCGCGAATACGATGTTTTGGTTGATTCAGTCACTCAAGTATCAAATCAAGGCCGAACATCTCCACAATGTCGGCTATCCATTGGCGTTGTAATTCAGTCATGCAGCGCTCCGTTTTTTGCGGCCATATTCTGACAAGTCAGCATCGGGGTTAAGGCCTTCGCCGTTCTCAACATGCCATTGCCTATGATGCGTGCTGCATAGCCATCGCACATCAAGTGGCTTTGAATAATCATCATGGTGGCCGTGAACCCTCTCAGTTGCACCGCATATTTCGCATGGCAAACGAGAAAGCGTTCCATTTCTAATTGCGTTCGTTACAAGTTCTGCGGCGCGGGCCTTGGTAGGGTTCTTGGCCCGATATCTCCTTGTTATGTCTGTGCGCTTGTGCGCGTTGTTTATAAGCCATTTTGAACGTGCTCGATCATGCGCAATCATTCCAGCCTGAGTTTTAGAATAATCGGCTCTTGCTGCAACACGGTGCGGTTCATTCGCTCGCCTTCTATCATATTCTTGATATCTTTCTATATTCTTATTGCGATTTGCAATCGAATCTCTACGTGAACATGTTTTACATTTACTTTGCACGCCCCCCTTAGCGTTGGGGTGCTTGTAGTATTCGGACAAAGGTTGCTCAATTGAGCATTTGCTGCATATTTTCATATCAGAATGGTATGTCTTCAAAATCGTCGAAATCAGCAGACGCACCAGTATCACCCTGCGGCTGTGATTGTTGCCCCTGTCTCGGCGCTGAATTCTGTCCGTCACCTCTGCCGCCCAATAGCCGCATTTCGCGTGCGATTACCTGCGTTGAGTAACGATCCTCGCCGGTGTTCTTGTCCTGATACTTATCTGTACGAATAGAGCCTTCGATGTAAACCTGCGACCCTTTCCGGCAATACTCACCGGCAATTTCCGCGAGCCGATTGAATAATGTAACCCGATGCCATTCGACGCGCTCCTGCTTCTGTCCGGTATTTTTGTCGGTCCATGATTCGGACGTTGCAAGACTGAGAGTTGCTAAAGCTCCGCCGCTTGGCATGTATCGTACTTCTGGATCAGATCCCAGGTGACCTACTAAAATCACTTTATTGATTCCACGTGCCATATTTATATCCTAAATAAAAAAAACAATCGTGATGATTATTGCGGTGCCCAATACGAAGCACGCTACCCTAATTGCAATATCATGCAAACAGGGCAGCGGGCATGACTCTCGGGCTGTTGAGTCGTTCATGCTGCCTCTGACTTCAGGGCTACGATAGCCCCGTCAATCGTATTCAACGCCTCTATAATTACAGCATGCGCCGCAATACCCTCCGGGCTTGTAACGCCCGGTGGCTCTGCTATATCAGCGGCCCACGCAGCGAGCTTTTCGGCGTCAGGCGCTGCGGCCAGCTTGCGGGCTTTGGCTGCATTGCGTTTTTTCAGCGCCTTTTCTTCTGCGATGCGTGCGTCTTCGGCCGCCTGCTGCTTTGCCTTTTCTTCCGCGATAGCATCTTGGCGTGCTTTTTCAACGGCTTCGGCTTTGTCGGCTTCCGCCTTTTCAGCTGCTGCGATTTTGTCGGCCTCTGCCTGCTTTGCTGCTGCCACACGGTCTGCTTCGGCCCGTTCTTCTGCTGCCTTGAGGTCTGCGGCGGCTTTGGCTTTTTGCTCCTCAACAATTTTTGCTTCGCGTTGTTGCCGCTCAATTTCGGCTTTGGCTTCATCTATTTTTCGTTGCGCTTCCGCCTGTTCTTGTGCGATACGTTCCTGCTCAATGCGTGCAGCTTCCAGCCTGTCGGCCTCGGCCTTTTGCTCCTGAAGCGTGTCGCGTCGTTTTGTCAGGACTTCCAAAGCAGCAGCGGCTTTTGTCTCTGCCGCATCTGCAAACTCCTGGAAAATTTGCAGGTCGAGATTGTCCAGTTTCTCAATAGCTGCGAGCACGTCATCAAGTGATAGCGCAGCCGCCAGCGTGTCAATGTATTCGAGCTTTCTGGTAATGTCATCAATACGCGCCTGCTCAGCTTCTGCCGCTTCGCGTTCAATCCGGGCCTTTTCATCGTCCACCGCTTTAATCGCAGACTTATAACCGTCTTCAATTGGCTGCGTGACTTCGAGTATTTGTTTTTTCATTGAGTCGATACGCTTTCCGCCTTCCCAATAAAATGCTTTAGCACCCTTGTGCGCTTTCTCGGTGGCGATGCGAACCGCCGCGACCTGCTTTACCAGCGCTTTGGCTTTCTCGTAGCCTTCGTCGGTAGTGCAGTCCGGCACGCTTGTGTGTTCATCCTTTAGCGCATCGAGACCTGCTGCGACTCTGTTCAATTCCGCGATATTGGTTTTGGTTTCTTCTGGAATCAATAGGCCAGAATTGTTATCGATTACTGCGTTCATGCTGCGTCCCTCATTGAATTTTGCGCCCAATCGGATACTTGTTTATCTCTCATGAGTGCGTGTATTTGGATTTGTTGATCGGTTGTGTATTCTTGAAGCAGTTCGATAGCTCCGTGGCTGTCGTCGGCGTCGTGTAATCCGTCGATCTGCTGCGCAATGTTTTCCAGTACGTCACGGCCGGAGCGCTCAAGGTCTGCCAGTTTTTTCTTGCCTGATGTTTTTTTGCCGTCAACGAATGAATTTGCAAGAGCTGTCATAACTTCGGTGTCGAGCGTTCTGGTCATCGTGTAAACGTCGGCGGCGTCACCGGCATTAATGGCATCGTGGAAACGCCTGTGTTGGTCTTCTGTGTATCGCTCGGGGTATGCCCCATCAACCAATTCGTCGTTGCCGTCCTGCTGATTAAGCATGGATACCGCTGTGTGCAATTGCTCCGCGCCTTGCGATACCGGCCACATTTTACTGGCGCGCTTAACGACTGTTTTAATCGCCATTTGGCTGAAGAATTTATGCCAAACGGAGTTTTTTTTATTCTTGGCTTCAGCGGTAGCGTATGCCTTCGAGAGATTCCGAATCTCATAGATTTCAGCCGCTGACATTTCCTCGGTAAGGTAGTCGCCTTTGGTCGTTTTGGCGGTGCAATAAACACCGACGAACTCGCCTCGGTCGCCGAATGAATCTTTTTCATGTACTGGCGGCGTGTTTAATCCAGTGTTCTTGTAGGTGTCATTCTTGTGGACCATTTCAGCCTGTACCCACTCGATAACGCCTGTGTCTGTGGACAGCTTGCACAATCCGCGATAGCTAACGTCCAACATAATCGCACCGTCTCGCGGCACCAGATAGGCGTATGAGCTTGCGGGGTTCAGAGTCAAGCCGATAGCCGCTACATTACTGATAGCGTCTTTTAGTGACTGCATATTGCTCCGAGCAATCCCCACGCTGTAATCATTCTTGGCGATTAGCTGTCGCGCAAAATGGCATTCGCGCTCAAATACAAGATCGTTGCCTGTGCGAGTCGATACGCTTGTGAAATCCTTCTCCAGTGTCTGAAGAAACTGGCCTAATTTATCGTGTACTTCTGTATTCACACTCATACCCTCCTATCTGCATTAATCAAAACAGGACCAATAAATCGAACTTTGCTGGCCTTGTCGTATGTATTTTTGTATTCACGCCGACGCTTTAGATTTGTGACGACCTTGGCGCGAACATTGGCCGGACTGGCTCCGTTTATTTGTAGTAGTGACGCGCTCATGCTTGCTTCACCATTTCCAGACCTTTGCTAAAATTCTCGATTCCAGATTGAGCACCGGCCTTGAACGCAGCTTCGATAGCATCTTCTATTGCTACCAAATCGCGGCTTGGATTCTCAGCAATTATCGTCACGTCAACGCCGAAACTCTCGGCGCACGTTTTTATGAATGAAACGTCGCCTTGAGAAAGGGAAATTACATTCCCCTCAGGATCTAGCCGAATGTGATCGAGGTTAGGAAATGTCAAGGCCTCTCTCCTCGAAACGTTCGACGAGCTTGTCGATGGTTTTCTGCACAAATGCCGCTTTTACTTCGGCAGGCTTCTCAGATGAGACGATGTCACCGGCAAATTCTGTTAACCGAGTTTCCACCTCATTAGCTCCGTATGCAACGTCGAGAGCGTCGCTAATATCAAGGTATCCAGAATCGATCTGGATTTTGAGTTGGGCCGCGTATGTTGCCGACGCGTTGCCGTTGAGAGAGTCGGTGTATCGGTCAGTGTCTATGGCTACGGTGCATGTGCTCATCGTGATATTCCTCTGCGGTCGTTTTGCTGCGATGTAGATATAATACTACCGGTATTACTGCATGTCAATACCGTCGGTATTATTAAATTAAAAAAGATGGGAATTGTGTGATTCGCCGCTAACGACTGGTCGGTTTCATGTGCGCTTGCGGATTTGTTGAGTTAGGGTGTCGAATCCACAAACAAAAGGAATGAGTAAATGAACCTTAAGACGATTACGGCAATTGCGGTGGCCGCAGTGCTGACAGGGTGCGCCTCAATCGACGACGCTGCGAACGCACGTCAGGCGCTGATACAGAAGGTGCAGGACACCACACCAGAATGCACGACAGAGCCGCAATGTGATGCTATGTGGGGCGCTGCACAGATATGGATTGTGAAGAATGCAGGCTACAAGCTACAGGCAGCTACAGACGTGGTGATAGAGACCTACAGCCCGAGCGACAGCAGCACGGCGCTGCGCGTCAGGGCGCTCAAGGAGCCATCAGAGAACGGCAAAGTGATTACCGCAAGCGTGTGGTGTGGCAACATTTTTGGCTGTGACAGGAACCCGCTAAAGGCCACTCTGGATTTTAATGAGTATGTCAGCAGCTCCGCCGCTGGCCTATGATCAGGTCACAGGCCCGGCACGCTGCCACACCAAGCCGATTATTTTGATCTCGTTCAGATCGCCAGCCTTGATTACCTCGGGTCCGCCGGGGTAGTCGGGGTTATCACTGGCGAGCACTATAATCCCCCGTGATTTCCGGTATACACGCTTGACTCGCTGCTCGGTCCCATGGTCAAAGGCATAGACCATTCCGCTTTCAATTTCGGTTAGGTCGCGCCGTATAAGTAACGTGTCGCCGTCCCGAATTTGGGGGGCCATACTATCACCTACGACATCCACAGCGGTCAGGTCGCTGGCCTGAACGCCATGCTTATGGAGCCAATCTCTGCGGTACAGTAGCCGCTCTTCCGATTCCCCGTCAGTAGCGCCAGCCCCGCCCGAAAATCGTCGATCATAATGGGCAACTTCGATGTAGTCGTCGTGCCTTCTGTCCGCAAGTAGCTCCAACTCTTTGAGTACAGATGCAGGTGCAAATTCTTCCAGTGGTACCTGGAGCGCCTCAGAAAATAGAGTGCAAGCCCTTGCATTCAGCGCCGTTCGTCCATTGAGGAAGTGCCCAATTGCGCCTTGGGTAATCGACTCCCCGTCGCGATTCTTGTACATGTGAGCCATTGAGGTTTGAGTGAGATTAAGGCGGGATTTATTAAATATCATTCAAGCTCACATGGAAAACGCTCACAGCTGGCCAAAAAAGGCAGTTTGCAGAGCTTTTCGGCTCATCTGTAGCTCACCTGTCAAACGTCGCCAACGGACACAAAAAGCCCAGCGATAGATTCCAGCAATACCTTGATCTCAAGTATTCGGAATTTTACTCAAGCATTAGCCAAGGCAAACGGACAGCGGCTTAACGGGCGCCTCCGTTAAACATCAGCGCCAGCCACCTGAGTTAAGCGACTCTATTGCTCCGGCTGGCGTCCCTCGTGTGGGGTACTGCTAAAAAGGTCGCAAATGATCATGAGCGTTCCTCCGTTTCCATGGCTCAGGGATCACGTCGCTGGTGAAAATGTGCATGCGTGAATAGGGGCGCGTGAGCATTAAGCGCGACGTTACAGCAGGTGAAAGTACATCGGCAGGCCAGCCGTACCTGTAGGCCACAACAATTTAGCACCACAGGAAAACAGGCGCTATGAACGCAATCACAAATAGACAATGGAGTAAATATGAAAATTGAAAAAGGCATACCGATCAGCCCCGACAAACGGGACAACAAAGCCATGAAGTTATATCCGTTTGATGAAATGAGCGTGGGTGATTCGATTTTTATTAATGAGGAAAACGGCAACATCAAATCCAGCAGGGGCGTCGCCAGCAGATACGGAAAGAAGACGGGCAAGGTATTTACCACGCGCACTGTGGATGGCGGCTTGAGGATTTGGAGAGTCGAGTGATCAGGTGTGGCGTCGGGCTTCTAGTGGCCTGTACTGCCGCGTATCTCACATTTAAAGCGATGGAGTGGATATTTGTATGAAGACGTTTAAGCCGGTCACAAGCTTTACCTTGCTGTGCAGTCTGATAGTTGGATCGTGGCTTCTGTTTGGAGCCGCATGGTGGGGTGTTACTAAAACCGCTGCTCTGATCATCAGTTTATAGCAGGCACATCACGGCCTTTAACGTGATTAATTAATAGACCGAGGCAAATATGAAACCTACAGACGTACCTAATTTTATTAGCGAGCTGGGTGCTGGCTGCTTTTCAGACCGTTACAGTGGATGCCGTGATTAAAGGCGAGACTACCGAAAAAGACTATGGAGGCGAGCGGTCCTCTCTCGAAAAAATCGACGTGGCATCAAAGCAGGGTCGATTGCCTTCCGACATTCTATTCAAGTGCGTGCCGTATGACGGGTTCGAAGAGCGTGAATTTGTCTTAGGAGTCTCGGTTTCCACATCACGAAATCGTGACGAACTCAGTTTCCGGCTTCGTGTTCGCCAGTACGGTACTTATAAAAAACAAATTGCACACGAATTTGCCGGAATGCTTTCTAACGGCCTCGACAGTAAGCCAGTCATAGGGACGATAAAGCCAGCCTGACATTCTTTAGGCTGTTTATAGCAGGCACAAAAAAGGGCAGCGCTAACTGCCCTAATTCAAAGTACACCAAATCGGGATTAATTATGACCCAGCAATTTAGTAAATGCAACAACCTCGGCTCATCGAGTAAATATCGACATCTACCCGAGCATGCGTTGCAAACGTTATACATCCAGCGCAAGGCGCGTCTGCAGGCATGGATCACCCAACAAGGTTATACAGGTTTCGAGGCTGTCAGAGAGTATGACAAAGGCATTCGCAAGATCGTTGACGAGCTGGGTATTTAACAATGAGCGGATTTCCTTACATGCAACTCTATGTGTCTGAGTACATGGCAGACACCCGTCACTTAGACACAGAAGAACATGGTGCATACCTGTTGTTGATGATGAATTACTTTGAAACAGGTAAGCCAATACTTAAATCACGAGCGCAAGCAATCGCTGGAATGAAAGGCAACGACCGTTGGACGACCGTTGAAAAGTCGTTGAACGACATGTTCATCGATACAGGGGATCGTTGGGAACATTCACGAATTGAAGCTGATTTAGAGGTGCTTAGAGAGGCGCAGGAACAAAGAGCGAACGCTGGTAAGGCGTCAGCAGAAGCGCGCAAGAGAAAAAAGAGAGAGGCCGCAGCCCGCCTGCATGGCCAGTCCATTAACGACCGTTCAACGACCGTTGAAACTCCGTTGAAGGGATGCTCAACGAATAGAGATAAGAATAGAATAGATAATAGTATTAAAAAACATTGTCCGGAAAATCCGGACGGTGGTGAGGAAAGATACGAAACATCCAAGCCAGGAAAATTCCTGACCAAAGAAAAATTGGAGACGTTCAAAACGTTTTGGGATTTGTTCGACGACAAAGGCAGTGGTGGTAAACCCCGAGCTGCGAAGTCGTGGCACGAGCAATGGAAACACATCGAACCGAACCTGCAGGACGTTTACCTTGCGGCCAGGCTTGAGGGTGAGGGCAGGGCGTCGCTGGTGGCAAGTGGTGGCAGGCCGAAACGGGCAGAGGGCTGGATAACCGACCGTCGCTGGGAAGGCGTTGCTGAAAAACATCCTGCAGACCATGCTTCGGTGCTGAAAATATTCGGCGAGGAATTACCTGCACACCCGCAGAACGATATCGAGAGCTGGAGGCAGTCCGAGGGATACCAGCACCTGCAATCGCTGTGGGGATTGTCGGAGCGTAATCGAAATCTGGATTTCTGGCGAGACTTCTTCCAGGCGGTTGGACAGGACCCGTACTGCACCGGCGACAATGCTGGCGGGACAAAGGTGAGTTTGGGCTGGCTGGTGTTGCCTAGAAACTTTAATCGGATCATGGAGTCGGCATGAATTTACACCACAAAGATTCCGAGTCGCTGCTTCTGGCGATTGCGATCAAATCAAACGAAGGGTTCGATTTCGTTAATTCGCAGGTCGTCGAGAATGATTTTTACTTTGTTGAAAACCGTGTTCTGTTTGCTGGAATATCGGGACTCATGCGAAGGGGCAGGAAAGTGGACGGGGTGACTCTTGCCGACGCGATTCAATCTGACGAACGTATCTATCGCTGTGATTTTCTGGCAGAGTTTGGCGAGAACGAACATGACTGGCCAATGTTGCTTGAACAGCTCGACATGTCGCAGCATTCGAACAGGCAGGGGTACGTTGACGCTGTGCTCGATCATGCTGTTAGCCGGTCCCTGTTGTCAGCCAGTGAGCAGATATCGGTAATCGCCTCAGAGCCCGGCGACGCAGATCAGAAGCTCGACAAGGCTACTGGCGCGCTTGAATTGATATCGCAGCGGATACAGCCGGACACACTGCCGACACTTGCACAAATTGCTATGCGAAGTGTCGAGAATTTCGAGGACATGCTTCGGTCAGGCCAGGGTATTCGTGGACTGCGAACAGGTTTCCGGCGAATCGATACGGCGCTTTCCGGGCTGATGAACGGTGAGCTTTACATCATCGCCGCCAAGTCTGGCATGGGCAAATCAACACTGGCGTTCAACATCGCGCAAAACATCGCTGCAACTCACAACGTCAAATTCTTTTCACTTGAAATGCCAGCAGAGCAGCTAGTCACTCGCATGGCCTGTCGCGCAGGGAATATCTCACTAGACAAGGTATTGAACGGGACAGCCAACGAAAGCGAGCAGGGGGATTACGCAACGGCCTTAGCACACATTGTCAATCTGAAACTGTCAATCGACGACAGGGCAGGGGTGACGATTGAGCAGCTAAAGGCAAGGGCACGCATGGCGAAAATGCAAGAGGGGTGCGACCTGATCGTCGTGGACTACCTGCAATACCTCAAGTGCAAGGAAGAGAGCCGGACAATGGAAATCACGCGCATATCGAACGGCCTGAAAGAGATCGCCAAAGAGCTGGATATCCCGGTACTCGCACTGTCGCAAATGAACCGCGACAACGAAAAGCGAGGTGACAAGCGGCCAATCATGTCAGACCTCAAAGAAGCCAGCGCAATGGAACATGACGCATGCGCTGTTCTGTTTATCTACATCCCGGCCATGTACGGGCTGGTTCCTGAAGACGAAAAAAACCACGTTGAAATAATCATACCGAAGAACAGGCACGGCAGGACGGGCACGCACTTCGTGTACCGGGATTTTCAATACGGGCGATTCAATGACTGGGGAGACTATCCGTACCCTGAGAGGCAGGCTAAAGCCAGCGTGTCGAAATTAGCAGACTGGAAGGGGTAGGCATGGAACAGATTGATACAGCCAGCTACGAGTGGTTAATGACCTGTGGCGCCAGGCGCATACTGGCGCAGCCGCTGGCAACGCGGCGCAAGATACTGGCAGCCTGGAGTGACCCGAAAAGCCGTTATTTCAAAGGTGAAAAATTCGTCGAAGAAATGAAGTTTTACATGACAAAAGAGCACATCCGTATGCAGCACGAAAGCATGAAAAAATTAGCAGCGCCGGAGAAAGCAGCATGATTGACTGGGCGTTCATGCTGGGAAAGCTTAGAGGCAAATACGGAAGCCTGGAGAAAGTTGGCAAGGATATCGGCGTGACAGGCAACACCTTACGAGCAATGGATCAGGGCAAGTCGCGGAATCCTCGATTTGATACTGGATTTAAAGTTGTGAATTTGTTTGTTCGGGAATTTCCCGATCATCATTCATGGGCAGAGAAGCAGATGGAGAAAATACTATGACCCGGTACGAAATTCCAGAATACTCACTTGTTGGCTGGCACAACGGCAATGCACAAGAGACCGCCGATTATGTGCGTGAATATCGCGCATTGAGAAAAAAGAAAAAGGGACTGGTCATGTACAACGGCCCTGTGACTACAGCCGGGCAAAGGCTCGATGCCAAAAGGCGAGCAAGCGCATGAAGCAGCAAGAATACGTGGTGCCGTGGCAAAATCGAGAAGTCGAGGCCGAAGCAGTCAAACAGCAAATACTTGCTCTGCCCGAAAAGACAGACGTTGAGATCGTGCTGCGTGACCCGAGGGTCGGTAAAACGCTTCGCCAGCTGCGCGGCCACTTTGGTGTGATCATTGATCAAATCAGCGAATACACAGGCCACGACACGGACTACTGCCACCGGTGGATGAAAGCTCTGCATTTATCAAAGATATACGCGGGCGACCCTGAAACGAGCGATCAGGAGCAGTGGGTAGAATTATTAATTGTCTACCAGCAGTCGGGCGAACGTGCAAAATTGGAGCGACACGCCAAGCGAATATCATTATCGTGGGCGTCAATTGGCCAGATGCGCGAATTCATTGAGAAGGTGCTTGCGTATTGCTGGTCGAACGATATTCCAGTCGACGAACCGGACCCGCGAAAGAGGGCTGCGTGATGCTTCAAAAAAACAACCCAGTCGAATCCAAAAAAATACGTGCCTCGGCAAGAAATGAAAAGTGCACATTGAATATCGCAGGTGTCTGCAATCACGACTCTGCGACTGTCGTACTTTGTCATTTTCCGAGCGATATAGCTGGCTACAAGAGCACTGACCTAAGCGCCGGTTACGGCTGCTCGAGCTGTCATAGCGTATTAGACGGCGCAACCAAGATAGACCCGCCGCTGTCTGACGAGAACAAGCAGTATTACATGCGGCGGTCGCAGACGAGGACGCTGCACCGGCTCGTCGATATGGGGATCGTGAAAGTTGCATGAATGAATCTAATTCGCAGCGAAAAAAAAGCCAAATGACCTACCCACAAGAACACCACAAGCCAACGCCATACAAGAGAAAGGAGGGTTCAGAAAGTGCTTAAACATTTAGATAAAGCGTGCAGGTTATTTGTGCAATTCCTGTTAGGGATGCTGCTGGTTAATAGCATTATGTTTTTTTACTACGGCACCCAGTTTTTTAAGGCTGTGAATGTAGTGGCAGGCTGACATAAACCACAGAAAAGGAGAGCGCATTGATTGAGCTACTATCACGACTGTCTGAGGGATCACTACCGCCGGTAGACAATGACGTTGGCCACTCAACAAGCCAGGCCTGTATAACCTGCAGGGGCTGGAGAAAGCTCAACAAGAACCGCAATGACTGCCCGCGATGTGGCGGTAGTGGAAAAATGCACGACACTTCAGGGCAAAGCCAGACACGATCTAAGCGCACAGACAGCGATTGGACAGCAGCCGATATTGCTGGGATGTGTCAAGGCGCAGAGGCTCACTGGTATTGGGCTGGAATGGTGTACGTATGCAGCTGCCATGAATCATCTGTGAAGCTGGCGGCATACCTGACTAAGCACGTAATACCTCGCCAAGAAAAAGACTGGAAGCTGGAGCCAAAGAACGCCGACCGTCTAAGAGCTGGCCTTGCATGCATTGCCACTGAAAACCTTATGATCCATCCAAATCGCGTATTCTCGCGACAGGCGTGCATCACACTGGGTGTATCAAAATCAAGCTATAGTCGGACATGGAGAGGTCGGGCAGAAATACTTACCGGCCTCACACACGAATACACAAACAGGCTAGACCGGCACATGGTAAAAGCCCACTACAATACAATTAACCAATTAAAAACCGCCAGCTAGTTGACAGCGCAACAGTTGCGCCTTAAAATTCCCATACTGGCAGAAAAATCAGTCAGACCAAAGGGCTCACCAATCGGTGGGCCTTTTTACGTTATAGGACCCATAAAATGAATCGATTATTTTCAATCGCTGGCGCATTGTTCTTTGCGCTATTGCTCTCATCCTTTGCAATGGCATCTACACCTGCGGATAAAGCATTTCTCAGTCAGGACAATCAGACTCAAAATACAGTCTTTTTTTATTGGATGCCCGAATTCTCGCAGGCACCGGTGCCTATCGCGGTGAAGAGCGCAGCCTTGCAGAGCAATAAGCCAATCAGCGTAAGATCTGATGCCGATGCCATTGTGCTTGGTGTATTTGTGGAAAATATGGGCGTTGGGCGTGGCTCCGGCTCGGGCGCCGCATTGATCAATACGGTTGGTACTTTGAAATCTAAGTCACCGGTGAAGCAAAATCAAAAAATGGTTCCCACTTAGAGCCCTGATAAAACGTAAGTTTTTAAGTCGTAAGTTTTTATCAGATCAGTGAGAGGCCTGAGCCACCCATTAGCAGACGGTGCGCTTTACTCTCACTGGTCTGCATTCCCAATGTCGGAATGGAAGTGGAAGAATTTCACTCCAAAGGAATTGGCCAGCAAAGGTAACGGTGAATTTTATTATCACCCAAGAACATTGAACGCACTACAGAAAGCACGTAGTGCGCTCGGAAAACCACTCTACATAAACTCTGGCCACCGTGACTGGCTACACAACCTCGCCGTGGGTGGCGTGCCAAGATCTGCGCACTTGTGGCTTGCTTGTGACATAAGTACCAGAGGGCACAACTTGGCTCAGCTCAGAGCGATACTGATGGCCAGCGGGTTTAAGACATTTGGTTATTACAACAGATTTATACACGCTGATTTGAGACCGGGCCGACTATGGTACGGGTCACAAGAAGCAAAAACGCAGTGGCAGCCTATCATAGACGGGCACCTGCAAAGCCACATAGACCTCTAGCCCATGACAACAATTACGCTAATACTGGCCCTGACAGGACTGCCAGCGTGCGAGGGTGCCTGGGTATATGACGATACGGGATTGCTAGTGACTGCTGAGGTGCAGCCGGGGCGTGTCGTTCGATGTGAGGTGCCTGCATGAGCTGGATGGCCGATGTATTGTCAATCTTCGGTGGCAGCGGATTGTCCGGAATAGCGTCGGCAGTCATCTCGTCCATAGCGAAACACAAAAGCGATGCGCTGAGCTATGAGCACGAAAAATCACGTTGGGACTACGAAGTAAAAATGCAGGGCCTGCAAACAAATGCGGATCAAAAACTTGCCGAACAGGGGCTGCTCATTTCAAAGCAGCAGGGCGAGGTAGACATCAATTTGGCCGAGCTTGATACCTTAATGGAAGCAATCAAGGCGGAGTCAAAAATTAAAACGGATGGACTCCCTTGGTGGGTGCGAGCAGTAAGGGTTTTGCTTCGACCCGGTCTGACAATCTATCTGTGGGTGGTGTTGACCATAGCATTGATTGTTGCGGCTTGGAACGGGTCTCATACAACGCTTCTTATACTGGAGGCAATAATCACTTGCGCCATGATCGCTTTTGGATTTTGGTTTGGCAACAGATTTTCAGGTAATAATCTTCAAAGATAAAATGATCAATTCAGACACAATGAAGCTTGGTGCACTTTTAGTAGCAGGCGTCATGGCGTTTGCCGGAGTGAAATACGCCACAGGACGTAATTCTGAGCGCCATGATGATTTGGAAGTGAGGGTGGGATTACTGGAGCACCAAGCGCGATTAAACGAGGTGGCCATGGCTGAGTTGGTTCGAGATTTAACGCACATCAAGGAAAGTACCGATGAAATACGGACAATACTGATGAAAGAGTACAGCAGATAATGCCCTACAAAATCCCAGGAGGTTCAGACAGTGAAGGCGGGGGTGGTGGTCTATATGCAGTACAAGTGCATGGCGCAAGGTATGCGTACCTGTTTGAATCAGACGGCGTCACACTTAACCCGGATATTAAAAGTGACATTGATGATGGAAAAATAAACAACAGCGATCGTTTTGACTGGGCGTCTAGACTTCCCCCGTCCACATACGCTGACGGTAAAGCAAGAGGTGCGGCTGGAGGAGCGTTGGCACTGGGTGGAGCATTTGACGGTGGATCGGTAATTGATATTGGCTCTAGCCGAAGAATTGTCACAGACATTGGCTGTAAAACGGATATTTACCAATGGGGCGTCATCGGCAACGGTGACAATGGCAAAACAAGAATTGAGGCGGCAGTCAACTATCTGAGCACAGTAGTAAACGGCGGTGTGCTTGATTATCTCGATGCAAAGATTGAGATAGATATTCCGATTGTTCTTTCAGGCAAACAATCAGTGACTATAACGGCGTCGGGAAATGCGGTGCTGAGTAAGCCTGCCTCTTCGACATCTGACACACAGATTTACAGCATTGTGGGAGGATGTAAAAAAATAACACTTAAAAATCATAAAACGGAAGGCAATTATGATGAGCAGTCTGCCTCAACGGGAAGTAGTCCGGGTATCCAAATAGGCACACAAACAGCAAATGATGATGTTAACGAAGATATTTTAATCCAAGGAATGGAGATGGTCGGGCACAATTGGGCGGCGGTAATTCTTTACGCAAGGGCTGCAGGAGGCTTGGAGCCTTTAAATAAGCGAATTCATGTGCTTGAGTGCGAAGCCAGTAAATCTGTAAACGGATTTTTCTGTTACAAAGGTGGTTACGACATAAACGTCGGTCGTAATTACTTCCATACTCTGGGTAACAATGGCATCACTTTTGACACAAGGGCTGCATCAGATAGTGAAGGCTCGTATCCAATAGATGTGGTAAACGTCTTTGATAACGAGATAGATAACTACGGCCACTATGGCCAAGGTAGCGGGGTTTTACTCAAAGGCGATATCAGAAACGCCATGGTCAAAAAAACGCGTGTATCAAACGCCGTTGCCGAGCAAGTAACAATACCGCCGGCCAACTTTGGCATCCTGATTAATCAAGACGCGGATGGGTCAGTGCCTCCAGCTGATCAGTGTGCCGTGGTGATTGATTCAGTCGTTAAAAACATCGATAGTGCAGGGTTAAATGGGCACGGTATCTACATTGGGCAAGATCAGTCATGGGTAGAGCTGATAAGGGCAAATATTAAAAACACAAAAACCACTGGCCTTTACTGCTACCGGTCATCTGTCAGAGTTCAAGGCACCCGCATATCTGACACAAAAGGCTACTATGCAGCGAGATTTCAAGGCGTTTCTGGCAACATCATTGACAGAGTCATTTTGGATGACATCCGCTTGGATAAAGGGGTGGGTGTCAGTACGGTGGGTATTCAATACGACAATGTGAAGGTCGTTGAATACGTAAATGAGCCTAGAATACAAAACTTCCCAGTGAGTCAAACGGTGTCCAACGCAGTGACGTTTGAAGGACTATTGGCAGGCACAGAGGCGGAAAGGCCCGCGCAAATGACCAGTAACTCTATTTATCACAACACAACAACCGGCCTACTGAACAAATATACAGGTGGTGTTTGGACAGACGTTAATGGCAATGCAGTCTAAGTCCACAAATAAAGGTTTAGACCGTCTATTTGAATGCCCGGCTGAAACGTCAATTACATTCAAGAACATCAGGTACCCGGCATGACAATGCACACTAACATCGAACTCCCTTCTGACGGGTCTATGGTGGACCTGTACTTGGAAACAGGGGTTTCCAGAGGCACTGAGTTGAGGTGGCAGAATCTCTCAAATCTCGCAGTCAGCGGTTACGTGGATGACACCGCGCCGGTGGACAAGACGAAGTTTGCCCGCCTCATGCCAGGCGAAAGAATCTCGGCCAAGGATAGTCAATATGTGGTTGTGTGGGCCAAGGGTGGAGCGGAGATACACGTAGAGTCTGTATAAATGGTCGCAATCAACGCCTATTCGACAGCTCAGGCGGTCAAGAAGCGTTTAAGGACAGACGCAAGAAAGCATCCGGCGATACTGGCAGAGGCGCTATCAGGCGTTGCATTTGAGGGGCGCAGAGACCTGCAAAAGTCAATGGTCACAGACTTGGACCGACCGACCCGGTTTAGTCAGAATGCACTAAATTACCAGAAGGCGACAACGCGGACATTAACGTCTAGCGTCTTGGTGAACAAGAGCAACGGCTACCTGCATTTTATGGTGTTTGGCGGCGTGCGCACAGCCAGCCAAAGAGGCAGAGTGCTTGTCCCCGCAAAGCAGCTCAGAACAAACCGCCACGGCAATCTAAGCAAGGCAAGACGCCGTCGTTTTGTGTCATCGCCATCGACGTTCTCTATCAGAAAAGGCCGCAAACAAGTGCTTATGAACCGGTCTGGCCGCAAGGTAACTCTGGTGGGGGCGTTGGAGCAAGAGACCAAGTATGACGCGACTGGGTATTGGGATTTCTTCGGCCATGGGCTCAAGGCATTCGACAGGCATTTCAACAGAAAGTACATTCGAGCATTTAACAAGAGAATCAGATAATGGCAGATAATAAAGACGCGAAAGACGATGGCAAGCCAGATGGCAAGTCATCAAATGGCAAAGTGGCCGGCACCATCAAGGGTGACAGTATCACTATCACGCTTGGCGGCAGTAAAGAGCCCATAGTGATCACCAAAAGCGAGGCCAGGCAGATGCTTGATGTGCTCCGCGCCTTGACGAATGACTGACATTGTAGCGCTAGACTACGACCGCACAATGAATCGGGCACCAGGGTGCTTCACAAAGATAGCGCGCACACTCGAGGGCGCTGGCTTCGACGTACAGATAGTAACCGCTCGCAGCTCTGTGGGTGAGAACGAAGACATAAAGGCTGCAGCAAAACAAGCTGGCCTCGACATCGTCTACTGTGGGGGCAGGCAAAAGCAGTCTGTAGTCAACGCTGCCATATGGATAGATGATAGACCAGAGACCATACCAAGCAGTCCAGCCAGCCTGATGCATCTTAGGAAAGTGATGGCCACCCGTCGACCGGTACGCGGTAGGCGATGAATAATGCCATGGCCAAGTCGGCGTTGACATCGATTTCAATGGCGGTGCATGCGCTGCAACTCAATCTAGTTGACATGTCAATCATCCCATCAAGGAACAAGACCTGTGCCTCAAATACCTATGCCTATCAGGCACAACACCTGTGCCTGATAGGCATAGGTATTTGAGG